TGAACCAGCTTCTACTTCTTGACCAGCTTGTGAACCAGCTTCTACTTCTTGACCAGCTTGTGAACCAGCTTCTACTTCTTGACCAGCTTGTGAACCAGCTTCTACTTCTTGACCAGCTTCTTCTCCTCCACATTGATCAAGACATGTTGTTTCTTGGCTAGTGCTTGAATCTTCTTCGTCTTTTTCACATGCAATGAAAGCAAGTGATAAAACCAATAGCATAACAGAAAGAACTCTGTAATTAAACATAAAATAACTCCTTTTTATAATTTGTATTATATATTATATTAAGTTAAATGTGATTTTATTAAAAAAAAGGATTAAAATGAAAAAGTATGTTGATTTATTTCAAAGTATAGTCAGTGATAAAGACTCAATAAAAAGTGGATTATTGATTTCTTTAGTTATATGTTTGTTAATGATTGGTAGGATGTCTGTTTCTATGCCTATTAAATCTGAGTTTTGTAAAAAAGAGATTTTAAAAAATGATAGCTTAAAAGTAGAAAACAATGATTTAAAGACAGTTATAGCAGAATTAGAAGATCAAATAAGTAAAATTCAAAAAGATAGATATAAAAAAGAAGTAGAAATAGTAGATTTAGAAAGAAAAGAGTGCAATATAAAAATTGCAAAAAAGATAAAGTCAATAAAAAAAGTATATTTACAAGCAAAATGTAAAATATGTAATAAATAAAAGAAAGATTTTTACAAAATGAAAAAAATATTAGTATTGATAGCTTTTATTGTTTCGATTTATAGCTTAAGAGCACACAGTCAAGAGAATATAAATTCAAGTATATCTCTTGTTATAGATGAGTATTCTTTAGATACAAGCTTGTTTGAAAGTAATAAACAGCACAAGTTTTTAATTGATAGCGTCTGTTTAGACTTGTTTGATTTTAAAGTGCTTCAAGGTTATGTTGATGAAGCTGAGGCGTCATGTATTGGTAGGATAAAAAAAAGAGACATGATTTGTCTAGACAATATTGAAAAGATACAGAAAGAGCACAAAGCTATACTTAACTCTTTACGTCTTAAGTACGACAACTTATTGAAAGATAAAGAAAAATTAAAGATAAGATTTGACAACAATGTAACTTTGCATAAAGAAAGGATATCTAAGTATAAATGGATAATTGGAACTAGCTCCATTTTATTTATATCAACAGTTGTTTTTATAGCTTTATAGATATATTTAATTTATACAGATTTAGTTAAGTAAAGAAAGAAAAAAAATGGAAACAAATTTAGTATTATCTTTAGGCAGTATAATAGGCATAGTAAGTTTATTTTACGCTTGGCACAAAGAACAGAAAACAACGTCTAACAAGATATCAGTATTAGAAAACAAAATGGAAAATCTTTCTGAAAAAATGATAAGTCATGATCTTTTAATAACACATATTCAACAGACGCTACAACAGATGGATTTGAAGTTGACAAGAATAGACACACAACTTTCTCAATTAATAGAAAGTAAAAGATAGTTAATAAACGAAGTATTTCAAAAGGAGAAAACAATGAAATTATCTGAAAGCAAATTAAGAAGAATTATTTTAGAAGAACAGTCAAGATTAACTGGTACGCCAATAAAAGTTACATCGTCTTATATTAATAGAATAATCAAAGAAGAACTTGAACTTTATAAAGCAAGAAAGTTACAAGAAGCTAGAAAAGTTAGAAGAGATAAGAGAATTCAAGAAACAGCTAGAAAAGTTAGAAGACTAAGAAGACTCAGAAAATAATTTATAATTTATTGTAAAAAAAATGTACAATCGTGAAATTGTGTTTATAATTCGTCTGCATTTAAAAATATTCAAATTATTATATTTAATGGAAAGGAATTATAGATGCAGTTATCACCAGAACAAGTAAAAAGTATTAATGTTTTATTATCAGCTGTTCAAGTAGCACAAAGAAGAGGCGCATTTTCATTGCAAGATGCACATACACTACAAGAATCTGTTAATTTACTAGTGCCACCTGAGGAACAAGAAAGACAACGTCAAGAAGCAGAGGCAGCTGCTGCAAGTCAAGAAGAAGCAGAGACAGTTATTGGTTTGAGCGAAGAGGGTGGAGATGATTCTGATATTGATGCAAGTGGGAACGATCAATAAAATTCTTCAGATGTTTAATTTATTTTTAAAAAGCATCTAGTAGATAATATATAACAACAGGCCCGGTGCAAAACATAACAGCTGACCCCACCAGCGCATCGGAATCATGTGGACAAGTTTATCACAGAAAGTGAGCGAGTTATGGCAGTATCACGAGGAAGAAAGTCTACGAAAACGTCTAAGACAACTGAGATCGATAAAAAAGCTGAAAAGAAAACTTTAGATAAAAAAGTAGCTAGAAAAGAAGAGAAAAAAGTAGAATTGCCTAAGGCACCTAAGGTAGAAGAAGTTAAGCAACCAGAAGTTGTTGTAGCTACGCCTGAGGTTAAGGAAGAAGTTGTTGCACCAAAAGTTGAGGAGCAACCTGCACCAGAGCCTGTTGTAGAAGAAGTTGTAGAAGTGCAACAAGTTCAGGTTGTGCAAGAAGAAGTAAGAGAAGTTCCTAGAGAAGTTGTAGTTGGATCAACTGTGATGATGCCATCAGGCAAAAGAGGAACAGTTATTAGGGTTGATAGAAAAGGACGTTATGAAGTTCAAAGTACATTAAATCCTAGAAAAACGTATTTATACGAAAAAACAAGTTTATCATTGGTTAAATAACATAAAATAAAAAAGGAGATTTATTATGCCAAAAGTCGAATATTCAAAATCAAAAGGTTTAGTACAGTCAACAGGTAGCGGATTCGTTATGGCCGCAGAAACACTTACTACAGCAGGCGCTGCAGACCCAGGAGTTGCTCTTACAATTTGCAATGCAGGTGCAGATAATATTGCAATTACTCTAGCAGACGGTACATCAGTTGGCCAACTTAAATGGTTTGTATCAGTAGCTGGTAATGATTCAATAATCACACCAGCTACTACAAACGGAGCTTATTCAAATATTTCCCTAGACAATGCAGGAGAATCAGTTTGTTTAGTATGGTCAGGTACTACAGGATGGGCTTTATTGTCAAGAGGCTCAGGAGCTACTAATGTTGCAGCAAATGCAGTAGCAGGATTACCAGCAATTGCTTAGTAATGATTAAAATTTATTGTTTTGATTATTTTCTATATTAAACCTCGTTGTGGTAGAGATACTATATTGGGGTTTTTTAGTATAAGCTGTTTGATAATTTAGTTGTTTTGTGAAGACATTTATAATTAGATATATATAGAATAAATAATAGGAGTTATTATGGCTTCATTTGCGTTGACAACTAAACCGACACCTTTTGGTGTATATGACAATGATGATCACTTTAAAGAAGAAGCAGATAGTATAATACTATACGTTAAAAGAAAACTGGGTGATGATGTCATGTCAGTTGAGCTTACATCAAAGCAGATTTGGGCAAACTTTGAAGAATCTGTTCTTGTCTTCTCTAAACAAATAAATGCACACCAAGCAGAATCATACATATCAAATCTGTTCGGTATGAAAATAGGTCAAAACGAAACTTTTAAGAAAAACTCTAATAATCTATACTACTATTTAGATAGTGGGCAAACTGAGTCTACAATTACAGAAGCTCAGAAAGATGCGCAACCACTTACTGTACAAGATACTTTTGATTCTAGATTTATAAATAATAATACAAAAGTAGATGGAACAACATCAGCTTCACCTGTTGTAGAAGATAGAATAGGACCTCATGGAAAAGAACAGAAATTTCCAAGAGAAACATTAGAATATCTTGTTAGAAGAGCAGAACCATATGCAGCAGAGTCTGGCGTAGGTGGTATTAGTGACTCTTTAAGAGGTTATATAAAACTAGAACAGGGCAAACAAGACTACAACATATATAAAGACATGATTATACCATCTGATGATGGTAACACAGAGCTAAAATTAATAGATTATGATGGAACTGCAGAATCAAAAAGTTTGTTTAATCCTGTTTATAGAGATAATTTATTAAAAACAGCAACACCAACTAAAATAAAGTTGTTTGAGATATTTCACTTTTCACCTCAAGCTGCTTACAGATTCTTTGATACAACATCAGCAATAAATTATTTAAATAATCAATTTGCTTTTGAATCGTTTACACCAGAAACTGTGTTTTATGTTTTACCTGTTTTTGAAGACATATTGAGGGCTGGACAATTAGATATATCAAATAGAATAAGAAGAAGTAATTTTAGTTATAAGATACAAGGACAAGATTTAAGAATTTTTCCAAGACCTACACAGTCTAATCCTATGAACTTGTTTATAAAGTTTGGTTTCCCTTCAGATCCTTATAAACCTAATCTTCCTTATGAAGATGAATCTATTAATGGCGTTTCAAATATAGCTAATGTACCATTTGGAAATATTCCATTTAAAGGAATCAATTCAATGTGTAGGCAGTGGATAAGACAATATACATTAGCATCGTCTAAAGAAACATTAGGGCTTATAAGATCTAAGTTTTCAACTGTGCCTATCCCTGGTAGTGATTTATCAATGAATGGCGCAGAATTAATAAGTCAAGGAAGAGAAGATAAATCAAAGTTAGTTGAAGGTTTAACAGAAACATTAGATAAGTTAACATATCAAAAAATAATTGAGTCTGATGCAGCACAGTCTGAATCTATGATGAATATTCTTAAGAGAGTGCCTGTCCCTAATGGCAGAGCAATAATAATGGGATAAGGTGATAAACTATGGCTAGATTATTTGTAGGACAACGTGAAGTTGATTTTTTTGCTGACATTACAAAAGAATTGATTAAAGATGTTGCTGGACAAAAAATATATTATTATACAGTTCGAGAAGATCTTTCTGATGTTCATGAAGTCTATGAAGAGTCTATTCATAAAATATTTAATCCGCCTATTGAGATTGAATGTATGGTTGAATGGCAACCTTCAGAGGTAAAAACTACAAATTTTGGACAAGAGCAAATAAAAACTTTAACTGTTTATCTTCATCCAAGAGACTTGTTAGATAGAAATATTGACTTTAAAGAAGGTGATTATTTTTCATATGGAGAGTTTTTCTTTGAAGCAACATCTATAATTTATGATAAAATAGCATACGGTCAAATTGAAAGAACAGTTTCTTTAAAAGTTACAGGCAAACAAACTCGTATTGATCATATCGATAAAAGACCTAATGGTCCACTATCAGAACAATTTACAGATGCTGATGCTATTCAAACAACGTTTGAGCAACAAAGAGGACAGACACCATCAGATAAACGTCAGTTGGTTGAAGATGGAGTTCTTGATAAACCTATTGGAGAACCTAGGAAAGTTTCACCAGATGGTACAGAGAAGTCTATAAACAATGTTGGATCTTCTTTTTATGGAGATGATTAATGTCAACTAAATATGATGAAAACCCAAATAGATATGCACCTTCAGGTTACGAAGGACAAAACTTCTCTGAAGACTATTCTATTCCTTCATGCGGGTTAGAAGACGTAGACAAGGCAATGTTTAACTTGTTTGACAAGCAAATACCTTTGTATCATACCTTAAGCGGTGAAAAAAAGAGAGTGCCTATTATATTTGCTACTGGCGAGCGTTTTGCTTTGTTAAGAAGAAAAAAGCCAATTGTAGATAAAAAAGGCGCTTTAATACTTCCTCTCATATCTATTACAAGAAGCTCTTTAGAGAATGTTCCTTCAAAAGGGATATCAAATAATCAAATGTTTCCTCATGTAATAACAAAAAAGCTTTCAAAGAAAGATATGATATATCGTCAGCTTGAAAACAAAGAAAAGCTTTCTAATGTTCAAGACAATCCAAAAATAGATGAAGATTCAGACTTTTCTTTAGAATATAGCTTTAGAGATAATATTGTAGAGACTATTGAAATTCCTCCCATTAAATATTTTGGTGCTAATTACGAGATTACAATATGGTCATCTTTCACACAGCAGATGAATAAAATATTGGAATCGATTATGGGAAGCTACACACTTAATCCTGGGCAGCAATTTCGAATAGAATCTGATAAAGGTTATTGGTTTCCTGCATTTGTTGAACAAAGTTTATCACAGGACGCATCTTATGCAGATTTTACAGATGCAGAAAGATATATTAAGTATTCAATGACAATATCAGCAACAGGGTATATTATTGCACCTAATATTGATAGTGGAAAAACTGCTTTAAGATCATTTATAAGTTCACCTAAAGTAAACTTTGAAGTTTCTTCAGACTATGTTGAGTTAGATCCAAAATATGAAGGAATTCAGGATTCTAATGCTAATGCTAATGTATATGATGATTTGAGAACTGAAGACTGTGAAATACCTGCAGGTATGATAGGTGTTGATTCTTTGAGAAATGTTGAAGAGTTGCAAAAAATCGACAAAACAAAAGGATTTTCTTCTAGAGATAGAAATAAAAAATACGATTCAGATCTTGTAGGAATAAGAGGATCTGATTATAAAAAAGAAATAAAAACATTCGTTAGAGATAAAAATGGTGAACTTGTACCAATTATGGCAAAAACATCAAGCTCACAAGGTGAGACTTTATATGACGCTAGACTAGGAGAAGTTTTATTTAATATTTCTAACGAGGATTGATATTTCAATTTTTGTTACATATTTATTAAATGAATATATAAATTAGGAGTATATAGCTATGGCTGAACAGACATTTAAGTCTCCAGGGTTTTTCGAAAGAGAAATCGAAATAATTAATAGACCAACATTTAGAAACTACTCTACACCTTATGGATTAATTGGACCTACTAATAAAGGTCCCGCATTTGTACCAACAACAGTTACTTCAATGGTTGAGTTTGAAAGAAAATTTGGTTCACCAGAACTAAATAGAGATACAGGACACGCAGCATCAGAATTTTTCTTAAATAACGGCAAAGCTCTTACTGTATGTAGAGTATTAGGATCAGGTTTCAACAAAGACGGAAGCAAAGCAGGCTTTAAAGTATCTGGCAGCATAGGAAATGTTGGTAGTAGTCTAGATGCAAAAAGATCATATGGCGCAGTTCAATTTATTGTTGCTAATCATACAGTTGCATCTCAAGAACATACTACTTTAGGTATTTTAAATGATAGCGACTCAATAACACTTGATGCTGGCGCTGCTGATGGTAGTGGCTTTACAGATAGGCTTGCACAGTTAGTTAGAGCAATGATTTTTATGGAAAAAGATCATACTTTCTATATCACAGAACCTACAGCTAACATAACTAATGCTGTGACAGATGATGTTGCTACAGCAGCTAGCAGTAGATTTAAATTAATTATTGTTAAAAAAGATGACGCTGATGCAAAAATCAAAGAGTATTTGGTTTCATTAGATCCTGATGATGATGCTTATATTGCAAACGTATTAAATACTGACAAATTTAAACTTTCAGAGAAACTTCATTATTTATATGCAGATTTTCCTGTAGATAATCAAGTTGCTTCTGTTGGTAATCTTACAGTTGCTGTGCTAAGAGGTAATGATACACATATTAATAACTTTGGAAACTTTTCAAGTTCTTTTCAAACTCCTAAAACAACAATGTTTATTTCTCAACCTTATGGTGAAAGAGAATATGCGCTATTTAGATTTGAATCTCTAGATGATGGTGAATATGCTTCATCAAAATATAAAATAAGTATATCAGACTTAAGAGCATCAACAGATCCAAATTATAAATATGGAACATTTACAGTTCAGTTAAGAGATCTTTATGATTCTGACTTAAATCCAACTGTTTACGAATCTTATTCTAGAGTATCTTTAGATCCTCAAGCTGATAATTTCATTGCAAGAGTTATTGGCGATCAAAAAATCAAACTAAATCTAGCAACAGATGATGTTAACGAAAAAAGGCTTGTTAAAGAAGGTACATATAAAAACGTATCTGAAAGAATTAGAGTTGTAATATCAGATGATGTTTTAAATGGTGAAGCTCCAGATGATTCTCTTCCTTTTGGTTTTAAAGGAATTCAACAACTTAAAACAACTACTTCATTAATTGATGGAGCAACAACTGATGATTCTACAAAAAGTAATTTATCTGGATTGCAAGCTAGCCATAATATATTTGGTAATGGTAACGGAGTAAATGCTTTAGGCTTCGCTGTTATGCCTCCTTTACCTTATAGAATGAAGGTAACATTAGGAGACATGAGAAAAAGCGGTACATCTCCTAAGGCATACTTTCAGACTTATTTAGGACAAGTTTTGTTAAATGGTAATTCTGTTAATGAAGAATCTGTTAATTCTAATTTATACTGGGGTCTTAATACAAGTAGAGTAACAAATATTCATAACCCTAACAGCGCTAAAGAAACTGAAAAGAACATGCTTGTTAAGAACTTAACAAAGTTATTAGGAACAGAAACTACACTTCTTACAAGTGGAGAAGATTCTGATATGTTTAATAACAATAAGTTTTCTCTAGCAAAAGTAGGTTTAAAAGCAAGTACAGCAACAGATATTTCAGGTTCAGTAAGCGACGTATTTTTGGAAGCTGTTTATGTAAGAAATGCTGATATTTGGAAAACAGGAACTTCTGCAATATATGACACTACTACAGGTCAAATTCTTATGCATAAGACAGTTGATCCATTTTCAACAGAAGATGGAACAGCGGCCGCTGATGTTGATCGTTTAAGATTAAGTTTAGCTGGTTTATTAAAAGAGGATAAGACTAAGTTTAATAAGTATAATTCTATGGCTAAGTTTACTGCTCCTTTTTATGGTGGTTTTGATGGTGTTAATATTTTAGATAGAGACTCATATTATTTTACTGATAGAGCATCTTCTGTTGAATCAGGTGGGCATGCAGATAATTACACAAGTGGTTTATTAGATACAAGTACAGGAATGAGTGGTGTTGAATTAGAGAACAATGCAGTTGCTTCTTATAGAAACGCTGTAAGATTAATGTCAGATCCACTTGTTATTGATCATAAAGTTTTAGTTATTCCTGGAATTAGAGGAAAATTAGTTACAGACTTTGCTGCAAGAAGAGTTAAGGATTATGGTAAAGCTATTTACTTAATGGATATTCCTAACTATGATGAAAGTGGAGCTAGATTATATGTAGACTCAGCTGGAATATTATCTGGAACACCTGATCCTGATGAGACTTCTGTAAAGTTTGATTTAAGAGAAGTTAACAATAATTATGTTGCTTCATATTTCCCAGACGTTACAATAGTAGATAGTGGAGATTCACAAGAAGCAGCAGCAATTAATAATAGATTAGTACATGTACCATCTTCAGTAGCAGCTATAGGAGCTTTAGCTAAAACAGACCAATCACAACCTTGGTTTGCACCAGCTGGTTTTTCTAGAGGTGCACTTAATAGAGTAAGTTCTGTTGATGTAAGACTTAGTGCAAGTGATCGCGATGTTCTTTATGAAGCAAGAATTAATCCAATTGCAAGTTTCCCAAATAATCAATTTGTAATATTTGGTCAAAAAACAACTCAAATTGCTAGAACATCACTAGATAGAGTTAATGTAAGAAGACTTATGATTGAGATAAAGAGAGGAATTCAAAAAATTGCTTTGGGACTTTTATTCTCACAAAACGACCAACAAACAAGAAGTAGCTTTATATCACAAGCAAGTACAGTTCTTAATAGAATCCAAGCAGGTTCAGGTATCGAAGACTTCCGTGTTATTATGGACAATACAAACAATTCAGAAGCTGATGTTGAAAACAATAGATTGAATGGAAAAATAATCGTTGTACCGACTAGAGCAGTTGAATTCATAGCTATGGACTTTATCATCACAAATAGTGGTGTAGAATTCCCATCATAAGAATAGTTAATAAATAAAACAAGATTTAATATATAGGAGATTAATTAACATGGCTGGACAAAAACAAGGATCAGCAAGAGTAACGTTAAGAGAAATTGACTTGTCGCAAGTAGGAAGCACTGAAATTCTACCGCAAGGTGTTCCAGCTGCTATTGTTGGTACTTCAAAAAAAGGTCCTGCCTTTGTACCTAAAACTTTCGCAAATATGCAGCAATTTAGTGAAGTATTTGGTAGTATGACATCAAGAGGAAGACTAAACAATACTAACTTAATGGGACCATTAGCTTTGAATGAATGGATGAGAAACTCACAAGCTGGAACATTTTTACGTGTTTTAGGTGTTGGTGATGGTGACGCTTCAGCAACAAACTCAGGTTTTGTTGTTGGTAGTGAACAAGTTCAATCATCAAACGGAAAAGTTGCAAAAAATCCATTTGCAACAATTGATGAAGATAGAAAAACAAAAGCGTCTGAAAATGCAAGAACACATATTCTTGGCTGTTTCATGACAGATGTATTAGGGTCAACATTATTAAAAGATTCTGGACTACAAACTGCATCTGGATCTGGAGCAACTTTAGCTGAAGTTATTACAGTTGTTGGGAATAGTGTAGGTGATTCTTTCACTATATTTTTACCTAAGGAAGTAATACCAAGCGGAACATCAGATATTACGTTAACTATTAAAACTGTAGATGCAGTATCTGCAGGTAATGTAGAAAAAAACGTTATAGAAATAAAACATGATGCTACAGCAAATAATGTTGCATCACGAATTGCAAATGTTTTAATAAAAAATTCAACTTCACATAGTCAAGCTGAGTATAAATTTTCTGATTTATCTGGAATAAATCCTTCTCAAGTATTTAGTACAGTATTAAGCAATAACAAAGTAAATATTTCATTAGTTTCAACTGCTGTTGAAGGTGATTTTGTTAAGTTTACACAAACTGCTGGTAATACATCATTATTAGGTGCAGCTAGTAAAACACTAAAAGGCGCAAATCCATCTGCACCTGTTATTAGAGGCATCTTAATGGCACCTCAAGGTGTTAAACCTTCTTTAGAGGTAGTTAAGTTAGAAGACGCACACTATGTAATGACTGATGAACCTGGATTGATTCTAAAGAATGAAGTTAATGAAAGAGTATTTGGTGTTACAGTAAATACACATTTAGCAGGATATTCAATTGGTGAAGTTGATAGTGCAAATCAATCGTTTAAAGTTATTCTTAACGGATATGATCCTAGTAAAGAAAGTACAATCCAATCATCTAATAAAAACGTTTATACATGTTCTTTTGATCCACAGGCTGACAATTATTTTGCTAAAGTTCTGAATACAGATCCATCAAAGATTGAAGAACTTGGTCATTATTTGTACGCACATTGGGATATTGAAAAGACTGTTGCAATTCCTAGTAATAGTGGTTTGCTAAGAACGAATGCAGCAATTGCAGGTACAAGCTACTCTAACATGATTGGCTTTTTAGCAGCTCAACCATCAAGTGCAGCTACTAACTATGAAAACTTTAAAAGTAGATTTAAAACTGCTAAGACTCCTTGGATGGTATCACAATTCTATTCAAGTTCAAACAAAAGTACAAGACCTTCATTAAGTGCTGATAAAACATATGATTTATTTAAGCTTCATATATTAGATGATGGTGAAGTTGGTAATGACTTATATAGACTATTAGTATCAGACTTAAGACATGAAAACAACGACTTTGGATCTTTTACGTTAACACTTGAAAGATTTAGTTCAGATTCAGTTACAGGAACTCCAGTTATTTCTTGGAAGCAGTTAAATCTTGATCCAAGTCATAGAAACTATATTGGAAGAGTAATAGGTGATAAATATACTTATTATGATTTTGATGCTTCTAGTAATAGACAACGTCTTAGAACAAAAGGCACATATGAAGTTAAAAACAAATATGTTAGAGTTGAGTTATCTGATACTTTGAAGAGAGGTGATCAACCTATTGATGCATTACCTGCAGGATTTAAAGGTCATGGTTATTTGGATACAACAACTTTAGGCTTTACAGAACCAGCAGCAAGTGCTGAAGCACAATTAGTATACTCAGGTGCAAATAATGCTAAAATAGATAAACTAGCTACCGCTAAAGTTTTACCATTACAATATGTTGATTCTATTAGCAGAAAGATTGTAGGAACAACTTTAGAAGCTTCTAGCGAATTAGCTTGGGGTGTTAAGTTTGGAATTAAAAAGAATGTAGACTTAACTGATCCTAAAGAATTATCTGAAAATGAATTTAATAAATCAATTGCAAGTTGGGCAAAGTTCTTCCCAACAGCAATTTTCAAAGAAGGCGACAACGCTGATTCATTCCAAAAATCTTTCTTTAGCTTGGAAAAGATTTTAATTCCTACTTCTGGAATAGATGCAACAGATACAGTATCTATAACTTCATGGGATAACGCTGTATATAAGAGAGATACTTCTTTTGATCCAAGTGTAGGAAATGAAAGATTTGTAACAATATCTTCAGATGCTAAGGGTGGAAATGTTAAGTATCTTAAGTTCCGTTGTATGTTCCAAGGAGGTTTTGATGGTGTCAATATATTTGATAAAGAGAAATCAGAATTATCAGGTATTGCATCATCTAGAGAGGGTAGAGATGAAACTGGAGCAAGTAAGATAACAGGACCTACAGTGATGTCTTATAGAAAGGCTGTGGATGTATTAACTGATAAATCTGCTGCAGAGTTTCAATTAATAGCAATTCCTGGGCAAAGAACATCATCAGTAACTGATTACGCAATTACATCATGTGAAACAAGATTTGATGCTATGTTGATTTTGGATATTGATGAATATGATGAAAGTAATTCTGTTATTGAGAGTGCTGATGGTTTACCACATGTTTCTAACACTAGAAAGAAATTTGAAGATAGACTTTTAGATACATCTTTTGCTGCAGCTTATTTTCCTAACATATTGATTAGAAGAACATCAGATGGTGCACCTTTAGAAGTGCCACCTTCTGTTGCAATGATTGGTGTGATGAGTCGCAGTGATGCTCTTGAAGCACCTTGGTTTGCTCCTGCTGGTTTATCTAGAGGTACTTTGATTAATTCTATTGATTCAAAGGTGCAAATGAACAGAGACCTTCTAGATGATCTTTATGATGCTGATATAAATCCAATTTATGTTCCAGCGGGAAGACCTGGTGAAGTTTATGCATTTGGACAAAAAACGTTGTTGCAAAGTCAATCAGCGTTGGATAGAATTAATGTGAGAAGACTTTTGATTGATTTACGTAGAAAAGTTCGTAAAGTTGGTGAAAAACTACTATTTGAACCTAATCGTGCATCAACATTGGAAAGATTCTCTTCATTAGTAGAACCTATTATGCAAGACGTTCAAAGAAGAAGAGGTGTTGTTAGATATAAAGTTCAGATTGATACATCAACAACAACTCAAAATGATATCGAAAATAATACCATTCGTGGTAAGATTTTCCTTCAACCTACAAAATCTGTTGAATTTATTTCACTAGACTTTGTTGTAGCAAACACAATTGATTAATAATTAGATATATATTATAAAGATTTTAGGAGATTTTAAATGGCTGAGACGTTATCTGTTACAGAAATGATACCAAACAAGTTCGAACCAAAGCGCAAAAATCGATGGGTTTTCGCAATCGAAGGTATCGACGCTTTTCTTATGAAAACTGCTAGTAGACCATCATACAATACTAGCGAACAAGAATTAAACTTTATCAACTCAAAGAGATATGTTGCTGGTAAAACAACATTTGATACAATGAGTGTTACTTTACATGATCCAATTGCACCTTCAGGATCACAACAAGTCATGGAATGGATTCGTACACACTATGAATCAGTTTCAGGTCGTGCAGGATACGCTGATTTCTACAAAAGAGACTGTCAGCTAAAAATGTTAGACCCAGTTGGAACTGTTGTAGAATTATGGGACATTAAAGGTGCATTTATAACTACAGCAAACTTTGGTGACTTATCATATGATGATGATAGTACAGTTCAAGAAATATCATTAACATTAAGATATGATAACTGTGTATTGCAATATTAAAATTTACATTTAAATTCTTTTTGTTGTTTAACTATTTTAATTAATTAAATATATATTAATAATACTAAGCAACAAAAAGAGTAATTATGACAGATAATACCGTAAATATTGGCGGACCAGTACCACCTAGAAAAATATATCAAAACCCAGATGCTGAAGCAGAAACTTTAACAATAATCGGAACAGCATACAAAGGGCCAGCATTCGTACCACAACAAGTAGTTCAACAAGGCAATAGCAACGACATTAAGAATACTTTTGTAGGCATTTTTGGTGATAGCGAAAAAAATAGATATAGAAGTCTTAAAGATGAATATGACTATCATATAGACTCTCAAGGATTTGTTGCTTCTGAAAATTGGTTTCAAAACGGAGGAGACCAAGTATCATATACAAGAGTATTAGGTATTGGAACAGGTATTAAAGATGATGATGGTCTTTATATAGATAGTGGGTTTAACGTATCAAATTTAATATCTAGTGGTAGTATTAAAAGATCTGGAGATAACTTTTATTCAAACCCATATTCAGTAGCAGGAGGTCATAACGGATCGTTAAGTTTTTTAATTAAAAGATTTAAAGACAAAAAAGTTGATGAAAATACAATAGATGGATTTAAAAACTATCTATCAGAGCTAGGAATATCTGCAAATACAAAAAAACTAATAACAGATGTTATAATTTCGCCAAGTGGCGTTGTTCCCACGATACATGAAAGTTCAGCAACAAACTTACCTCAAGATGCATTTACAAAAGAAATAAATAGTTCAGAAGAATTTAATGCTATCTATAGAAATTTAAGATCTAAAGTATCATTGCTCAACTTTAGCGAAAGTACAGGATTGTATGGTAGTTATAAAGGTAAGACGCATCCAGATAGACTTTCTGACAGAATATATTTATACTTAAACGGTCTTGATAATAATAATATACATAATGTTGTAGAGATACCTGATGATTCAAATAGGTTTATTAAAAACAATAGATCATATAATGAAAATAAAACAAAAAATTATTTTAGCAATAGAATATTAGAAAAAGGTAATTTATTTTATTCAACATTTCAGAGTCTAAACTCTTTATCAATATCTGCTAGTGCTAATGATAATGATCATAATATAAATTTAATAACTACAATAAAACATTCAGAGATATCTAGTAATACAAACTTGCCTGATTATAATGACTTTACAGATAGATTTAGGACAGCAAAAACACCTTGGATAACATCACAGCCTGTAAATAGAACAAGCCTTGATAGTAATAGAGAGAAAATCCATGAAAACGTTTTAAAACTATTTAGAGTTCATTCAATTGACGATGGTGAGGTTGGAAATAGATTTAGGATTAAAATTCATCCAAAACAAATATTTAGTGAAAACGAAAGCAGATATTCAATATTTTCTCTATATGTATATGAATATTCAGCAACAAATAATACATATACTATTTTAGAGACTTATTCGAACTTAGACTTAAATCCAGACAGTGAAGACTTTATTGGGAGAAGAATTGGAACTCAATATCAGTACTACGACATTGAAAGAAAAAGAATTTATACAAAAGGTTTTTATCCTCTTATTAGTGATAATATAAGAATAGAATTACATGAGAAAGTAAATAACAAAACAATAAATACAAATTGTATACCTTCAGGATTTGAAGCTTATCCACATATTAGTTTTAATAAATTATCTTTTGAACATTATGATTCAATTGAATCAAACTTTTATAGTAGCTTAGGTAACATTGATCAAATGCCTGTTATTTATACTCCTAGTTATATTAATGACGATACTGATAAAGATTTTAAAAGTTACTGGGGACCATTATTTTTCAATGTTGTAGAAAGAAAAAAAGAAGTTATATCTAAAAATTTTAATAAAAATGGAACATCAACATTTGATGAATTTAGTCTTATAAAAAACAATTATGTTAAAGACGAAAGAAATAATATGTTTTCTCCTCACTTTTTTTATACCAAATACTTTCAATCAAACAATAATAATAGTAATAAAAACGTGTTGATAGAAGAAACTAATTGGAATAACTCCTTTTTTCATTTAGAAAAAATAATATATCCTGTAATTAAAGATACAAATACTAATTTAATTAAAAATGATTTTACTGAGGCTTTATATAAACGATCAGGTACAGCTATAACAAGTAGCTATTTACCTAATGATCTTCATGATTACTATTCTTTTTTAAATATAGATGATGTTTTGAATGAAGAAAAAAACGATAATTACAAAGTAGATTCTAGATTTCTTACTTTTGACTTATTTACTTATGGTGGCTATGATGGAACTAATATTCTCGATTATGATAAAAAGTCTTTAAATAATAATGCAATTGTTAGAGAAAGTTTTAGGGAAAACAAATCAATAACAAAGACTTCTTATGAAAAGTGTATAGAGTTAAGTACAAAGTATGAAAATTGTTTAGGCGATATACTCATATTACCCGGCATTAAAGAAGAAAGTTTAGTTAAAAAGTGTTTAAAAGACATACAAGAAGAAAATAGACTGATTTTTTGCTCAGACATTTCAGGTTTGACTACAACAAATGAAATATTAGGAAGTTACTATAAAACTGTAAATGAAGTTGGTATAAATAGAAATTCATCACTTATAAAAGATATAGAAGAAGATTCAGAAGGCATTAGAACAAATCCCTATAGAGAGTTAGTAAAAACAAATTTTTCAAATTTTAGCTTGTTTGACAGAACTAATTTTGACAGTAAATCTTTCGTTCCTTTGTTAGGTGATGTAATAGATGAGAGTAGAAAAATAGTTCTATGCCCTACGATATATACAACAGGATTAATGGCAAAAACAATATCTGAAAATATAAATGATATTGATTTGCAATACAATATTGGATCTGAGTTATTAGATGATGAAAATTTTAAATCTTCAAATGAAAAATTTATAATAAATGAAAAAAGGTTCAAAGACAATGGATTAAACATTATCTTTGAAGATAATTCTACTTTAGAAGGTACACCTATAAAGTTAATGACGTATAACACTACATTTGGTATAAGAAGTTCTGTATATAGACAAGCTTCAACAGCTAGAATTTTAAATTACATTAAGAAAAAAATTGAGTTTTTATTAATATTAGGTCCAAACAGTGTGCTATTTAATTCAGCATCACAGATTTCTAATATATATCAAAACGTTAAATATTCTCTTGATAGTCTTATGACTTCTATTAAAGATGAAGGCATTATATCAAACTATAGTGTATCAATACCTCAAGATGACTATGCAAGTAATAATTCAGATATAGTAGAGAACTTATTAAGTGGTAAGATATATATTCAATTAAGTGATACAAACAACAAGGATGCAGACTTTACAACAATAACATTAGGTGAGTTAGATAAAGAAATAAAGTCGTTTACAAACTTGTTAGATTCTATTAAAATATTAAGCGTAAACTAGTTTAAGGAGAAATAATAATTTATGAGTAATTCGCTAGACAACCCAATTGACCACAGTACTTTGGAAAGTGGTCCAATTAAAACAAGTAATGTAATGAAAGATGAATTTGGTTTTGAAATACCTATTGAAAGTGTTCCACTACCATCTAGAGGAATAATTTATAGTCCTGAAAGTGGTTTATATGATAATGATACTTTAGATATCTCACCTATGACTGCAAAAGAAGAAGATATTTTAACATCAAGAGCATATATTAAAAATGGAACAGTATTAACACAGCTTATTAGATCTTGTCTAGTTAATAAGTCTATCAATCCAGATGATTTAATTAGTGGTGATAGAAATGCTTTATTAGTTTCTCTTAGAATAACTGGTTATGGCGCAGATTATGATGTAGAACTTGACTGTCCAGCATGTGGTGCTTTATGCAAACCAACTTTTGATTTATCAAGTCTAGAGATAAAAAGATTGTCTGTTGACCCTATTGAACCAGGAAATAATCTATTTCAGATTCAGCTACCTGTTACAAAAAAGAATGTAAAAGTAAAGTTCTTAAATGGTCATGATGAAAGAGAAATGATGATAATTGCTGAACGTAAAAAGAAGTCTGGTATTTCTAGAGACAGTACCATTACAGATAGATTAGTTAGGTCTATTACGGAAATAGAAGGAATAACTGACAAAAACAAAATTAGATTGTTTGTAAATAAAATGCCTGCTAGAGATTCTCTTTCTTTAAGAAGATTTCTTGATAAGCACGAACCAGGCGTTAAAATGAAGTCTTGGATGACATGCAACACTTGTCATGAAGAAAGTGAGGTTTCAATCCCTATGGGTGCCTCATTTTTTTGGCCTGACACCGAATAATTTTGACGTTGTTTTAGAACAAATATATATATTAGTTTATCATATAGGCTTTTCTTATAAAGATGCTTATAATTTACCTGTGTGGAAAAGAGAGTGGTTTTTAAATAAATTCTTACATGACATGAAAGTTTCAAGTGAAGCTAATAATAATGGAAGTCATGCACCTTCACGAAAAAGTTCTAGAGGTAATAAAATATTCTCAAAGGCTTTTTAGTTAATATATAATTATATTTATAGATTAATATCGGAGAAAAAAATGAATGCTTCAAATAAACAAAGAGAACTTAAACTTCATATAATGGCAGCAAATCATATTATAGGTAAAAAAAGTGTAGTTCAAGAATCTAGTGACATAAAAAGTAAAACATACATTAAACTAGTTAACAAATGTAAAGAATTAAAAGAAGCTTTAGATAATAATACAGATATAGAGAGCATTGGTAAGTTATTAGATGAAAAAAGATGTTTATCAATTGACTTTGAAAATCTTACTGGAATAAAGTGGAGACTATAATAAATGTCTGTTGATAAAACTGTTAATGTTGAACAGGTAAATAGTCAAACTGATTCAATCAATAGTCTTACAAAATCAATTGACAAACTTTTTGGATCAGTAAATAAATTATCTAAGTCTTACGAAAGTCAATCTTCGATTTTAAATAATTATAGCAGTTCATTTCAGCAAAGCGCAAATGCAATGTCAAACTTTAATGATATGTCTGATTTAAGCATAAACAGCATTTCAAGTTTAGATGATGCAACAAAGGATTTAAGTGATACAATTGGTAGTCAATTAACATCTAGTTTAGAAGATGCTTCAAAAAAATTAAAAAGCACGCGCGAAAGTTTTCAAAAATTTGAAGAAAATATGAAGAAGTCAAGTGATGTTCTTAGCATTTTCACTCAGCCACTAAGTAAGATTACTGCTTTAATTCCTGGGCTTAACAAAGCTTTTAAGTCTATTGGTGGGTTTACAAAGTCAAGCTACTCTTTATATAAGTCAGTTAGTTTAACAACAGATACATTTGGAAAATTTGCTTTAGTGTCTAAGGGTATCGGTGCAGTTCTAGGTGGTGTTGTAGGTGCAGGTTTAGGTGTTGTAAGTTTTGCATTTAATGCTGTTACAAAAGCAGCTGGGTTTGCGCTTAGTGCTGTTAGCGGATTTGCTTCTTTTGCAATGAATGTATTTAAAGGAATAAAAGATGTTGCTTTTGGTTTTGTAAAAACTATAATGACAATTCCCTTGCAAATAGCAAAGGTATCAGCAGAAGTTGGTAATAAATTAAGAAAAATAATTGTAGAACAAATTGGGAACGCAAGTGAAGATTCAAAAAAGCTATTTGACCATTCTTCAGAGTTAGGTAAAACTATTGCTAGTGTAAGTTTGCAAACAATAGGCTTGATAGGCGCATTTACTCAAACAAATAGCGAAGCAACTAGACTATTTGGTACTTTTGAAAACTATCAGAAAAAACAATATGAAGCTGTTGATAGTTTAGGTCAGTTCGCAGATCTGTATGGCGCACAGTTAGCTAGAGGAACAAAGGAAGCTTATTATTTTGAGCAAGCTCAGCAGGCTTTAAGTTTAACTGCTACAGATAACTTATATCTTGTAACAGAAGCTGCTAAAAATGGTGAGGCTGTATACTCTACTATAGAAAGAAGAAGATTTGCTCTTGAAAGTGTAAGTAAAGAGTTTGATTTAGACAGGAAAAGACTTTCTACTAACTTTAATAAATTAAGAGTAGACATTACAAACTTTGGACATTTGTCAGATAACGAGCTTTATAAAGTAACAGCAAGAGCAACTGAGTTAGGCCTTGAAGTTAAAGGATTAACAAGTATATTTAGTAAGTTTGATACATTTGAAGGTGCAGCAACCTCAGCAGCACAATTATCTCAAATGTTTGGTATGAATGTTGATGCTTTAGACTTGATTAGAGCCAAAGATCCTATGGAAATTGTTGATATGTTTAGAGAAGCAATGTTTCAAACTGGAAGAAGCTTTGATGACATGAATCGACATGAAAAGTCTTTACTTGCATCTCAAACAGGAATGTCTGCAGAACAGCTTAAAATTGCTATGAACTTTAGAACTATGGGTAAGTCAGCTGAAGAAACTAGAGCAGCAATGGCTGCAGCTACTCCTGAAGGTAAACAAATAAAAGCAATTAAAGAAATGTCAGGGGTTATAAAATCTTTTAAGAAAACTTTAGAGTTTAACAACTTATTTGATTCGATAAAGCATGGCTTTGACAATATGATTATAAGAAATGCAAAACTCAGAAAAGCTTTCATGGGAATGAGTTTAGGTTATGAAGGAATAGCAAACTTCATAACAGGATTATCAAAAAACAAAGATGTAACAGGCGCATTAGAGGCTTTAGCAGGTGTTGTAAGACAAATTACAACAATTCTTACAGGTCCTGATATGAAAAAAGCAATAACTACAGGTATAAAGTTTATATCTAATGCAATACAGTATATAATGTTTGAATATAATCGACTTGCAAACAATACTGATATTAATGAATTTGGAACAAAGCTAGAAGGCAATATTAGAAGTCTATTTGGACCAAAGAGTGTTTTATATAAAATTGCTGATTCACTTTGGAAAGTAGGCAAAAAAATTGCTAAGGGAATTATTTTTGGATTTTTACTTGTATTTCCAGATATTGCATCAAGTCTTTTTGATACTTTTAGAAATGCAATTACATCAATATCAAGAATGTTAAAAGGTGACGAAAGTACTAAAGGATTTAAAAAATGGGTAATGAGTTTATTTGGAAGTTCAGAAAAAGAAGCAAATAAAATAGCAGGAGAATGGTCGAATTTATTTACTAAAATAAAAGATGAGTGGAACAAAGATGGAGGAATATTTGATCTCGATACAGGTCCGTTTGCTACTATGTTTGATTACTTAACTAATAAGTTAAAGAGTGTAGGACTTCCTATAGGTGCAGCAATAGGTGATGCTATTACAAAATCAATAGCGTCAAATTTTCCAAAACTTGCAAGTTTTTTTGGTATGAGTGATGATGATATTGAAAAGTATAATAGAAAACAAGGGAAAACACTTCTAACTGACGCTAGAAGTAAAGTAGGTAAAAAAGGTGGCGTAAAAGGATTAGAAGAAGCAACTGGTAAATTAGAAAAGAAAGTTTTTCATCATGACGTTTTTGACGATGATTGGACATCATCTGCAACAAAAAGTATGGTAAAGGGTGCCTTGGATAATTCAGCCTTACAACAATCAAATCAACTACTTTTAGCAGCAAAAGAAGCTGAGATGGCTGCAAAATATAAAGATGTAAATAGTGCTGATATAGTAAGTAAATTGAAAAAAGAGCAGACTGAGGAATGGTTTGGCAATATTGAAGAAGATAATATTAGTGGATATATTGAAAAAGCTGCAGCAAATCAAGGTGAAATGACAACAGATCAATTGCATAGATTTAGAAAAGATATGAAACAGCTTCTTTTATTGAGATTTAAGGAAAGTATGTATTCTGAAGGAAGTCGTGGATATGAAAAAAATAGAGACTTTGCTGAACATTTCTTGGGTGCAATTAACGATTACAAGCCTAAAGACAAAACAGGATCAATATTTAACTATAACAAGTCACAGGGTGAAATTAATGAATCAGCTGCTTCTTTACAAAGTTTGAAAATGGGTGAATCAAACGCAAAATATTCTCAAAATTATAAAAGCAACATTAAAGCAAGAGACCAAATTGATTCAATACGTAATCAACTTATAGAAAAAGCACTTTCTGATGGTAAAGTAACTACTCAAGAGTTACAAGCAATTAGAGAATTAATTACTGCTTTTAAAAATGGTACTCAAAAATCTGTAGAGCTAACATTAAATGATGAAGTTATAGCCACATCATTCATAAACTTATTGGGTGATCCTAATATGAATGCAAATCTTCAAAATACTATACAATCTCTAAGCGCAAACAATGGCGTTGCTTTACAACCTGCTAATGGTAATTCACGGACTAATAGACAAGCTGCAAATGACAAGTAACCAAGCTGCAACAGAAAGATAATAAAATGAAAGTAATAGATATAGACCCAAAGAAGAATACAGATGGCGCAAAGATTATAGAAATGATGTCTGTTATAATTTCTAAGAAAATGAATATGGAATATGATATAGTTTATAAAATGTTAAACAGCAGTGTAGAAAATAGGTTAGAAGTATTAGCTAAAAACATTTCAGATAATAAGTATAATGGTAATATATCATCAAAACTTAAAGATATGAATTTAGAAGATATATTAGACAAGTCAATTAAGGACTAAAATAATGAAAAAGTATGTTCTATTAAAAAATGGTGATGTTAAAGTTGTTACTTTTGATGATGATGGTCAGGTTGAAGACGAAAAAGGTAAAGACATATCAGCAAAGCTTGCTAGTAAGCAAGTAAGAGACAGTATCTATGATAACTCAGAAAAGTCTATAATAAAACAAGATTCTTCTTTTGGAAACAATAACGAAACAATAGAAACATACAGTAACCTTTACAAAAATGAGTCTATATACGCAACTGAATTTGAAATGCTCACAGGATACAGACTAGGTGGATCTAGAAAAGAAAAGTTTGACGTTCAAGAAATATTTAGTTTTTTAGGTGACATTATAGCTGATATTGCTTTTATAGAGACAATTGTAGAAGTTAATAAAATATTGCAAGGTGAAAATAACGTAGAAGAGAATTACAGCTTTAGATTTGGAAACTATACAATACCTTCTTTAGACATAATTTCAGAATATATTTTCAAAGTATTAAATTATCCAAAAGAAAAAGTTTCTTTAACCGAAAGATTTGTTTCTTTTTTTGCTGGATTTAATTTGTGGTTAAAACCTGATAATATATTGGATTTAGATGAGCTATTAAAAGAAGTATCTGGTGGTTTAGGTAGTGAATTTAATAGTTTATATGATTTAGTTCCTAAAGTAGCTTTTAAAGTACCTTTACTTGATATTGCATTATCAATTGCTATACTAGGAATTGAAAACTTAATTACATTTTCAAACTCACAAGACAAAAGAATGAAGTTACTATTTAATAAATTTAAAATGGAAAGAGAATGGAAAAATAATTATCTTTATAAATCCAAAGGGAAAGGCACATTATCAAAAGATTTAGATCTACCAAAGATTGAAGATAATGTAAACTTAGTTGAACTAGATTATTACTTTTTTAGATTTTATATTGAAAGAATTCATGTAGGTTCTAAACTAGTAAAGTATCAATTAAAAAGAAAGACACCTTTACCTTTAAGGACAAAAGAGTCACCTTTTACAAGAGTAGGTAGTAGTAGATTTCAAAATATATTAAAACACGAGATAAATAGTGATAAAAAATATAATTGGAGTTCTGAAAATACAAAAACAAACGGTAAGATTCATGAACAGTCAACAAGACTAAGATCTCTACCACAAGGATTGATGTTACATGATGATATAATTGAAACAATAATTTTAAATTCTAATTTAAACGAAAAAGACTCAGTTTTATCAATAGGTGATGACTTATTACAAAACTTTTATAAAGCAAAAGATAAAGAAAAAAGATTACCTTCAAAATTAGTTCAAGAAATAGAAAACACATTAGAAGCTGAGTATATGCCTTTTTATTTGCATGACGTAAGAACAAATGAAATAATATCAATGCATGCTTTTATAGATAACATAGCAGACTCATTTAGCCCAGAATATACAACAACTTCAGGCTTTGGTAGGATAGATGATGTTAGATCATATGTTAAAACAAATAGACAAATAAACTTAACTTTTAAAATTGTTTCAACTTCTCAAAGTGATCATGACTTAATGTGGTATCAAGTCAACAAAATTGTTTCAATGGTTTACCCACAATGGTCAGATGCTTTCCCAGCATTTAAAACAGATGATAATGACAATAAAACTTTTGCAAATTTTAAGTATCCATTTTCTCAAGTTCCAACTTCTTCACCACTTGTAAGACTTAGAGTAGGTGATGTTATAAAGTCAAACTATAGCAGAACAAGTCTTTCAAGATTACATGGACTTACAAGTTTTGCTAATCCTAATAAAATGACTAAAAACGTCAAGATAAACAATAAAAAAACAGAAGTTACAGATAAAAGTATAGTGTTTGAAAAAGGATCCGATGAGCATATACTTTTGCCCGGCATGTACAGAGATAATGCGTTTTCTGGAGAAAATTTTTTAGACTCTGTATCAGACTTTGATATGGGATATTTTAATATTAAAAAGCCTGTTAAAGTTAAAAATATAGGTAGTTCATTTTCAATAGGTAAAAGCTTTGTTTCTAAAGTAAAAGTTATTGAAGAAAATCACCCAGCAAAAGATAAGGTGCTAACTGTTGATGTAAGAAGTATTATTAATAAAAAAAGTATGTATAAATTAGAGCAAGAAGATACAACCTCGACAACCACTGATGTTATCCCAAAGCCTAAAAAAGATATAAAAATGGATAATATGTCTTTGGGTGATACTAATAAGATAATGAGTCCTGTTGATAGTGAGGGTAGACAAAACAATCCAATAACAAAAGCTTATGAGAGTGGTATGAGTAGAGGTTTAGCAGGATTTATAACAAATTTAGATATAAGTTATAACGAGTTTACTTGGGAAACAAGCAGAGTAGGATCTAAAGCACCAATGATGGTTTCTGTTACAATGGCATTTGCTCCAATACATGATATACCGCCAGGTTTAGATCATAATGGAATGATGAGAGCACCAATATATAATGTTGGAAGAATAAACAACGAAATTTTTGGTGATCCGCATGATGGAGACAATGGATTAAATTCAGGGCGTAGAGAAACTTTAAAATATCTTAAAAAGTTTATTAAGGAGTAATCAATGGCTGTAATTAATAGATATGATAGCTTTGGAAATAGTATTGCTAATAAAATATATTTTGCAAGACAAAACAACCAAATAGACACAAAAGTTGTTGTAACTGAATCTTCAAAAAGACTTGATCATTATGCATATGAGGAGTACGATGAAGGATTAAATTGGTGGATAATCGCAGCTGCAAGTGGTATAGGATGGTGGCTTCAAGTACCTCCTGGAACAGTTCTATATATTCCAACAGACTTACAACAAATCGAAAACTTAAAATAAAAAAAGTAGATTAAATAATGAGTAAAAATTCAATTTCAGCTTTAAGAGCTAGTAAAGTAAGTAAATTTTTAAATATTCTATCTGAATCTGATACAGTAAAACATTTAAATAGACAAAAAGAATCAGGCACTAGCTCTGATGAAATTACAAGTAGCGCAGCTGATGCAATATCTGATATGTTTCAATCGATTTCAAGAGAAGCAATGACAACATATGAGATTCTAAAGCATATGCATGAAAACTACACTGATGCAGATATAAAAAAAGTCTCAGATAAAATAAAAATCTTGCATAGCTCTTTAACTTATGACATAACAACAAAACCAAAAACAACACCAAAATCAGAAGTCGGCAATCCAACAAATGCAAACTCTCCTTTTATTTTAAAACAAAACGATAAATACTTTGGAAGATTTAATTCAAAGTATAGAAAAGACGTAATGGGAATAAATAGTCCTGATCCTGATGTTGTTGTAGGTATTGAAGCTTTTGGTCAGTTTAACAAAGACAATAAAGCAAAAAACACACAAGATAAAAAGATGATAAGTGTGAATAGTAAACCAAAAAGCCCTAATCCAATTGCACCAGGATTATCAATTATATTGCATAACGATGCTAATTTTAGATGTGGATCAAGAAATGCTTTGGAACTTGCTACTTTTTGGAATATACTAAGTAATATTGAGATGAGTAAATGCTATCCATTCTTAAATGCAACTTTTTCTTTACCTAAGATATTAAGACAAAAGAGTTCAGTTACTTCATTTAAAACAAGCACAATAAATCAATTTATTGACGGTACTTTAGTGCCAGAAAACAAAACTGATACTTATGATTTTTTTGAAGCGTCTATAGGAAAAACCTTAAATAATAAAAGTAAAAAGAGAGAGACTGAATTGGGTGTTGATGCAAACTTTTCTATTTTTACTTCTCCTCAAACTTTAAACAATTTCAATGAAAATTCTGGACATTTAGAAAATTTTATGTCTAAAGAGGGAAATTCTTTTAAAAGTTCTATAAAAAATAGAATAACTACACCTCATGACTTAACTAGACCTTTTATGACTATTAAATCGTTTGATATAGATGTAGCACCTTCGCAAGGTCTTATGTCATTTAAGACTGGAAGACTTAGTCTTGTTTTACATGATAGAACAAGAATGGGAGATATTGCACCTTTTATTAAACCTGATCTGTTTGGATCGTTTGGTGCTGAGATTACTATTGAGTATGGTTGGTCACATATAGATGTTGGTGATAATAAAACTAGCGATAATAAAAATTATATTGCTGAATTTTTAAATGATTCTAGAGTTGTTGAAAAATATATTATTACAAACTCTTCGTTTAGAATAGACAAAGCAGGACTTGTAAATATTGACTTAGCAATAGCTATGAGAGGCCCACTAGATATTAGACAAGCATTTATAGAAGGTAATTCTTCAAAAAAAGTGTCATCAAATCAAATTAAACTTGATTTAAACAATTTACAAGGTAATTTGATTAAATTACAACGAGAGTGCATAAGATTTAATAACGATGATGCAGCCAATAATCCAGAAAACAAATCAGTTATAATTAACGGACTTAATGATTCACTTTTAAATTTTATTAAAAAAACAGCTTTAGATAGCTTTACTATTAAAGTATATAAAAAGGATAAAGCTTTTAATAAAGCTATAAAAGATTTTGTTAATCTAGAGGGAAAAAAACTTAATAAAAAATTTAACAAAATAAATAATGATGATTCTGAAAATGATTTGTTTAAGTTTTCTAGTGGTCAGGAAAAATCTTTAATAAATAATGATGGTATAAACAGCGTAAAAAAAGAAGTTATTAAAAGTATAAAATCATTACAAGCTTCAATTATTGGACATATTGTTAGTCTAAGAGGCAATAAAAAAGATAGAGAAGACATTTTTAATGATCTTCATTTCAATGTTGAGATTGATGCTTTTTTTGATAAAAACTGGTATGTATCAAGAACTGGCAAGAAAAATGCAACAGGTAAAGACAAGAATAAAGCTCTAAAAGAATTAAAAGAAGGCACAACTTTTGATGGATATATTACTTTTGGTTCTATAATAAATAAAATAGTAGCGACGCACTTGACAAATTTAGGTAAGTTTGATGAAACTCAAGTAATTTTTTATACTGCTAATGAATTTTGTGGAGAGATGTCTTCTAGAAATATTGCTTCTTTTCTTATAAGTAAGGAAGAATATAAATTATTTTTAAATGATATTTTTACAAATAAGAACAGATATACTATCGAGTCTTTTCTTGGGTTAGTAATTAAAGAGTTTATAGAAGATAAAAGTCAAATAATGTATGGCTTTAGTGACTTATTTAAAAAGAAGGACACAAATTCATATAAAAAAGTGCCTATTGAAAAAAAGACAGAAGATTTTAAGGAAAAAGTAGACGCTAGATTGAAAGAAATATATGCAGCGCAGGCTGGAGGTAAAAAACTAAATAAAAGTTTTGATTTTAAAATGCCAAGAGTAGGATTTACTTTTGACACGTTGACTTCAAAAGAAGATAATTATAATAGAGTAATTAGTAGATTATCTATTTATGATAAAAACGATAATCCTTTTGGTTCATTAAACAGTATTATGAAAGAGTTAAATGCTTCTGAGGGTGTTTTAAAATTAAACAATGAACTAACAAAGCTCAGGAAAGAACACGCAAGTAAAAGTGGAAGTAGTTTGCCATATGAATTTTATGAAAAAAGTCAAAAAATAATTGAAAAATTTACTCCTAATTTTATAGAAGAAGATCCAAACAATAAAGGTGTATATATTATAAAAAACTCATCAAATGGAGTTGCTAGTTTAAAAAACAAGTTTAAAGAAATGATGCCTTCAATAACATATGGATCTCAAAATTCTGGTATAATAGATGCTTCTTTGACTACAGTTAATGAATCAAAAATGAATACAGTGTTTCTTACTAGACCTGATCGTAATAAGGTTATTAGCAATGTCTTAACTTCTTTTGACAAAGACTTACCTTTAAGAGTATTGCCATCCCAGGCTTCTATTACAATGTTTGGATGTCCTTACTTAAACTTTGCACAATTTATTTACTTAGACTTTGAAACAGGAACAACAATTGACAATACTTATAGCGTCGCTAGTCTTAAACATAGCATAACACCCGGGTCTTTTAAAACAACAGCAACACTTACTTATGGAGATGTTTATGGAAAATATGAAGTTGCACAAGGTATTATATCAGATGTGATAAAAAGAATAGATGATATAGAGGAACCTAAAACAGTTGAAATTGGCAATAATGATAGCACAAAAGTTAAAGTTGCAAGCAATAATAGTAGTATTAAAAAGACTATTGTTATAAGGAAAATTAAAAGAGAAGATGTTTTTGACAAAGAATTAAGTATCTTCTTGTTTTCGTTAGCAAAAGAATATAAATTTAATTTTAACGTAAACTTTAAAAACAGCAATAAAAACAAAATACATTTTGAAATTGACAACAATAAAGGTAGAAAAATAGCAGCAAAGTCTAGCCTTAATAATATCAACTCAAATATTGAAATTACCAGCGAAAGTTCTGTTACAAAATTTGACTTTAAATACGATGCTTTTATATTTAAAAATTTTAGTAATACAGAAAAACTAACAGAAATACCTTTTGTAATAAAGTCTTATGAGATAAACAAGAAAAATAAATTGTTTGCTATTGATCTTTTGCAAACTGAAAAAAATGAAAGTATTCTTACAAATATCTTTAGTCATAACTTCTTTTTAAAATTTAAAAATATTCCAACATCTATAATAGGAAGTTGTTCAGGCTCAACTTTAGAAATAGACGCTTTTTATATTGATTTTACTTCTAATAAACATAAAAAAGTTTTAGAAATAGAAAATGGTACAGAAATTAATTTTCTTGGTAGCATTTTTCCTCTTATAAATCCAGACATAGATACGATTGCAAATCCTCCTATAATAAGTTATTATATAACAAGAGAAATAGAAGTAGTAAACAAATTATATTTTGTAACTGTAGAGGTTTCACAAGATAAAGATATTGTTGATCAATTAAAATCAAAATATGAGTCAAGAATTGTAATTAATAATATTAGTTTAAACGATTTAAGTAGAAAATATGTTAATGATATTAAAAAACTTCCTGATGATTTAACGAAAGTTGTTAAAGATACGTTTTATAGTAAACACAGTGACAAACCAGAAGAAGAAAAATTTAAAATTTATATCCCAGTCAGTATAATAACAAATTTATTTTTTCAAAATATATTTGAAGTTATAAATTAAAATTAATTGTGTAAAAATAAAAAAATGTATATATTATATTTTTATGAAAGATGAATATAAATTATATAATATAGAAGATATAAATAAGTATGATAAATTCTTTAGTATGTTTAGTAATAAATTATCTATAGAAGTAATATTAGAAGTTTTACCTGAATTTTACAAAAAAGAATTTATTAAAGATTTAGAAATTTGTGATTCTAAGCTATTAGAATTAGATAAATACTTTAATTATTTAGACATTTTCTCAAAAAAACAAAAAATATTTAGTAATTTAAATAGAGCTAAGATTAATAAAATATCTTATAAAGTATTTAAAGAGCTAGAAAAAAACGAAACACTACAATCAAATCTTAATAGCTTTAAGCCTATTAGAGGTTATGCAGAAGTTGTATCATATGAACAAATAAAAACAATTTCAGGACGATTGATAAATAAAACTTCAAGTCCTAAGATATTGACATTACCTGTAAGACATAGAAAGATATTTGAATCTAGATGGACTCAAGAAGGTGACTTATTACAAATTGATTTTAAGTCTCTTGAACCTAGAGTTATAAGAAAGATAAATGGAAAAGATGCAGGTGATGATATCTATATGGATATTGCTGATGGTTTAGACTTTAAAGTTGATCGTCTTATTATTAAAAGAGCAATCATATCAATACTATACGGAAGCAACTCTCAAATAGACGGCTTAAGTAAAGAAAGAAGTGATATCGTATTAAATGCAACAAAAGAATATTTTGATATTAAAGCAACATTGCAAAAGGCATCAAAAGAATACGACGTTGATTGCAGAAGCAATTTCTATGGAAGACCTATATGGAATATCAAAGAAACAAAAGAAAACAAAATCGTAAACAACTACATACAATCTACAGCTGTTGATGTGGCATTATTATACTTCTCAGAATTATGTGATAAATTAGATCTTGATTTATGCAAACCGCTTTTTATAATTCACGATGCTTTGGTATGTGACGTACATAAAAGCTATAAAGAAGAATTCTCAAAAATTGTAAATGAAGGTTATAACTGTAACAAACTAGGAAACTTTCCTGTTGAAATAACTAATGTATTGGAGTCAATATATGAATAAACTAATTGAAAGAGATGTAGAATCTCTTTGGAATAAATATGAAAAGCTACTTTCAGTCTTAAACGATGAAGGAGTTAATAAACTAATTGAAGATCATGGACAAAGAATTATAGAATGTTCATACTCACAAAAAATATCAGAACCTTACTGTGGAATCGGTGGTCTTGTAGCTTACAGTCTAGACTTAGCAAAAAATGCGAAAGTATTATCACAAACATTAAAATATGATATTACAGCGCACTCTATTATAAAATGTGCTTTACTATCTGAAGTTGGTAGAATTGGTACAGAGCATATTAGTAGATTTATACTTTCAACTTCAGACTGGCACAAAGAAAAATTAGGAATGTATTTTGATTGGAATGAATCATGTCCAAAATATAATGTATATCATATGTCTTTGTGGTACATTCAAAAATATAAAATTCATCTTTCTTGGGAAGAGTGGCAAACAATTATGCTAATGACTTCGCAGTCTTCTGAAGATTCAAAGTTTTATGGCAATCATAAATCAAATCTTTCTTTATTACTTTCTATTTCTAAAGATATAGTGATTAAAAAAGAAAAAGATGTTATTGATGGTGTAGATAGGATTCCTTTTTAATATTTATATAAAAAGGAGTCAACATGAATGAAAATGATTTATATTATCTTGTTTTAGAATCACTAATAGAAGAAGCAGAGCTTAATGAATTCAGCACAATGGGTGGAGGTGCTGTGGGTGGAGTATCAGTACCTTTAGGCGCTGGACCAAGTGGAAAAGTTATTTATAGAGACGGAAACGATAAAAGTGATTCTGCATACAAAGAAAAACCAGGAAATAACAAGAAGAAGAAAAAGAGTAGAAAGAAAAAAACTTACAATAAGTCAGTTCAGCATTACTTAAAAAATGGTGGTGAGAAGACAAGAAAAAGATCATTTAAATAAAAAATTAAAATTATAAAAAATGTGTAAATATTAAAACAATAAATTATAATTCAAATGTATTAAACAAATACAAATTAAAAAATGCCAAATTAAAAATTAAATATTCGGAAAGGAATAACATGGCTATAGATTTAAGTGCAATTCGAAAAAAGTTAAACCAATTAAGTGGACAAAACAATAAGAAAAATGTATTATGGAGACCTGAAGAAGGTTCTGAAACAACAGTAAGACTTTTAGCATATCCTGATAATGATGGACAACCCTTTAAAGAGATGATGTTTTACTACAATATCGGAAATAACCCGGGTTTGCTATCACCATACCAATTTGGAAAAGCTGATCCTATTCAAGAGCTTATTACGAAACTTCGCGATGAAGGTTCAAAGGAAAGTTATGAATTAGCTAAAAAGCTTTATCCTAAGATGAGATGTTATGCTCCAGTTATTGTTAGAGGTGAAGAAGATAAGGGCGTAAGATTATGGGCTTTTGGGAAGCAACTATATCAAACGTTTTTAAACTTTATGCTTGACGAAGACTATGGTGACATTACTGATCCTATGGAAGGAAGAGATATTCGTGTAGTATGTACAAAAACTCCTGGTCGTATGTGGGCAACAACTGAAGTAAGACCTCGAGGTAAAGATACACCTTTATCTGAAAATCAAGGACAAGTTAAAAAATGGCTTGACAATATTCCTGATGTCAACGATTTATACACGCTTAAGTCTTACGAAGAATTAGAGAATATCGTAAATGAATGGCTCAATGGTGATGAAGAAGAAAGTAAAGAATCATCTCGAGGTTGGGGAAATAGTGAAAGTAAGAGTGAAAGCAACAGTAGCAGTAGCAGTGATGATTCACCAGATGCTATTAATAGCAAATACAAGTCTCTTGATGATGCATTTGCTGATCTTGACTCGCTATAATAAAGAATCTTTATAGATTTATTTTTACTGGACAAATCCAGAATTTCTGTATTCCTAACATAACAAGAAGGATTAAATGTCAAAATCAAAAAAACAAAAAGAAAATCTTGATGATTTTACATCAGATCTAATAAAGTCTCTCAACAAAGAAAGAGGGACAAGAGTAGCTTATAATTTAAGTTGTGATGAGTCACCAACACATGTTAATAGATGGATAAGTACTGGATCAAAGCAGCTAGATTATATTATTTCTAATAGACGCGATGGCGGATTACCAGAAGGCAGGATTGTTGAAATATTCGGTCCGCCTAGTATTGGTAAATCACATATTGCAACTCAAATTGCAAAATCAACCCAACAAATGGGAGGTATTGTTGTATACATTGATACAGAAAATGCAACATCAGTACAAAACCTTAGATCGTTAGGCGTTGATATTACAAAAAGATTTGTATATGTTGATACACACTGCACGGAAGAAGTACTATCAATTTCAGAAAGCACAATCATAAAAGCTAAAGCAATGGACAAAGATGTTCCTGTAACAATTATATGGGATTCTGTAGCAGCAACTTCACCAAAAGCTGAATTAACTGGTGATTATGATAAAGAGTCGATAGGATTGCAAGCAAGAGCAATATCAAAGGGTATGCGTAAGATCACAGGTGTAATTGCTAATCAAAAAGTTCTTATGGTTTGTTTGAATCAAATTAGAACAAAAGTTGGTGTATTATACGGTGATCCTACTACTACACCTGGAGGAATGGCTATACCATTTCACAGTTCAGTTAGAATTAAACTAGGAGCTGGTTCACAAATTCTAAACAAAGATAAAGAACCTATTGGAATAAACGTATCAGCAAAAACAATTAAAAACAAGGTTTCAGCGCCGTTTAGAAAGTGTGATTTTGAAATACACTTTGGTAAAGGAATTGTTGAACATGAGCAATTGTTTGATTTATTAAGAAAGAATGGCCCTGAATCTACTAATGGATATCAAATTGAAGTATCAGGAACAGGTGCTTGGAAACATTTAAATGTTTATGATGAGTCTGGTGAAATGATTGTAGACAAAAAATTCTATAAATCTAATTTTGATGAAATTATAGATCATCCAGAGTTTGGTAAATATATCGATATGCTACTAGAAAAATCAATGATTAGAAAAAATAGTGATGATGAACCTGATATCGATGCAGAAAGCTATGAAGAAGTTAAAGCAATTCATGATGAAATAATGGATATTCACGAAGATGCTTTTAAGGAACTATCATAAAAAGGATATAACATGAGCAAGCCTGAAATTTATATTGATGGCTTGAATGTTTTTATGCGACATTTTGCTGCAAATCCTGCAAAGTCTATGAATGGACAATTGTGTGGTGGAATAGTAGGAATGTTAAAAAACATTCAACATCTATCAGAAAGATTTTCACCGCAAAAGATTGTTATAGTCTGGGAAGGTGGTGGGTCTGTAAGAAGAAAGTCTATCGATACAAACTATAAAAATGGTAGAAGGCCAGTTAGACTAAATAGAAGTGAATTAATTGGTGATATACCTGATACTGTTGAGAATAGAGACTTTCAGTTAAAAACTCTTATTAAGATACTGTATAAAACTCCACTTACGCAGGTTTACGTGAATGATTGTGAAGCTGATGACGTTATTTCTTATCTTTGTAAAACAAAAAAAACAAGTAACAAAAAAATAATTGTGACATCAGATAAAGATTATTACCAGTTAATAGATGAGAATACAAAAATTTGGTCGCCAAATAAAAAAGTTTTGATTGATTCTCAATACGTAATGGACAAATGGAAAATAAAATCAGAAAATTTTTGCCTTGCAAGATGCTTTGCTGGAGATCAAAGTGACGGGCTCAAAGGAGTTAAAGGTGCAGGATTTAAAGTTATGGTTAAAAGATTTCCAGAATTAGGTGTGTGTAATAATTTGACAATCAATGATATTATTATCAAGTCTAGACAAGAAATTGAAAATGGTAGCAAACTAAAGGTATTTAAAGAAATAATAGAATCAGAGAAAACATTACTAAAAAACTGGAAACTTATGTACTTAGACTCTGCAATGGTAAGTGCCGATCAAGTTAAAGCTATTAACTACCAATATGAAAACAAAGAAGAACGAATTAATAAAATGGAGCTTCTAAAAATAATGAACCAGCAAGGTCTTAATATGTTTGATATCCACACATTCTTTTTAACTTTAAAAGCGAGTACAAGGATTTAATAATAAATGAGTTTAGAAAAAAACTTTTCAAAATTTGGTAAACCTTTTCAAGAAAAAGTATTCCAAAGTATGTTATCTGATCAACCGTGGTCAGCACAAATGATAGAAGTTGTAGACCCTGGATATTTTGATTTAAGATACTTAGCTTATCTTTGCCAGAAATATTTTGCGTATTACAATAAGTACAAAACATTTCCAACACTTACTATATTAATCACAATAATAAAAGAAGATCTCACTAAGTCTAAAGACATTGTGTTAAGAGATCAAATCATTGAATATCTACATAGAATGAAAACAAATCCTGACATGGGAGATTTGCAATATGTAAAAGACAAGTCGTTGGAGTTTTGCAAAAGACAAGCTTTCAAAGAAGCGTTAGAGCAGAGTGTAGAGCTTATTCAAACTGAAAAGTATGAATCAGTTATTAACATTATGAAAACAGCAATTTCTGTAGGCATGCCTAATTCAACAGGGCATGACTTCTTTGATGATATAGAAGCAAGATTTGTTCAAATCAATAGGCAAGTTTGCCCCACAGGCTTAGAAAGAATTGATGCTCAAGATATACTAAGAGGAGGGTTAGGAAGAGGAGAGTTAGGTGTTATTGCAGCAAATACTGGAGTTGGAAAATCCCACTTTTTAGTAGCTATGGGATGCGCAGCTATGAGAGCAGGAAAAAACGTAGTACATTATACATTTGAGCTATCAGAGCATGAAACAGGTAAAAGATATGATTCAAATCTATGTAACATAGCAAGTAATGAAGTGATTGAAAGAAAAAAAGAAGTAGTTGATAAGTATAAAAACATGTCGTTAGGAAGATTGATTATAAAAGAGTATCCTACTGGGTCTGCATCTGTAATGACATTAAGAAATCACATTGAAAAGCTTACGCTGAAAGGACTAAAACCAAGTTTAGTAACAGTTGACTATGCTGACGTAATGAAGTCTTCCAAGGCATACGATTCATTACGTCATGAACTAAAATTAATATATACAGAATTAAGAAATCTTGCTGTTGACTTACAAATACCTATATGGACAGCTTCTCAAGCTAATAAAGACTCTTCTAAAACTGACATTGTAGGTCTTGAAAATTTAGGTGAATGTTACGGTAAAGCTCAAGTAGCTGACGTTGTCTTATCAATAAGCAGAAAGCCTATGGAAAAGTCAACAGGCGGTGGCAGAATCTTTGTTGCTAAGAATAGAGCAGGAAGAGATGGACTACTATTTCCTGTTAATATAGATACAGCAATGTCTAAATTTACTATACTTGATGATTCTGAATTGTCACTAAACGAAGCTGTTTCGCAAGATCAGCATAGCATAAAACAAAAGTTAAAAGAAAAATGGAATGAGGTTAATAAAAAATGATAAATATTTTTTGCAATAAAGCGTTAAAAAAGTTATTAAAAGACAAAGAAATAACACACTATACACCAGCCTATGAAGGTGAAAGTGCAGGAATAGATTTGTATAATTGTGGCGATGATGTTATACTTAAACCAATAGAAACGTTTGATAGTGAAAACACAACTGCTACTACAAGCATTAAAACTGGAGTTCACTTAATAGTGCCTAAAGGTTACGTTGCGCTTGTTAAAGAAAGAGGCTCTATCGTAAAGAACACACTAAAGTCTAGAGCAGGTGTAATAGACGCTGGATATACAGGCGAAGTTTTTGTTAATCTAGTCAACTTATCAAATAAAACAAAAAAAATTATGTACGGAGAAAAGCTGCCAGTACAAATAGTTGTTGTAAAATGTGACAATCACTTCAATACAATAGACGAAGAAGAATACTTAAAATTATCCGGCAAGTCTTTAAGAAAAAAAGGAAAAGTCGGAAGTTCAGATTAAAAAGAGGTTTAAATGATTAAAAGGTATTTTGGTATTGATATTGATCTTAGCAGAGATAATATCTTAACAGAATTTTCAAAAAAGCTACTTAAAAACTATTACATGAAAGATAGCGAATCATCGCCGCAAGAAAGTTTAGCACGAGCAGCAATAGCATATTCAGACAATGACATGTCTTTAGCTCAAAGAATATATAACTACTCATCAAAACAGTGGTTCATGTATAGCTCTCCTATTCTTTCAAACTCGCCTAGCATAGGTGAAGAGTCAAAAGGAATGCCGATAAGTTGTTTTTTGACTTATGTAGATGATACTTTAGAAGGTCTTATCGAACATTCTGATGAACTAAGATGGATGTCAGTAAAAGGTGGCGGCGTCGGAGGTCATTGGAGTAGTATTAGATCAAATAGTGACATATCTCCTGGACCTATTCCTTTCTTGAAAACAGTAGACAGCGACATGACAGCTTATAGGCAAGGAAAAACTAGAAAAGGAAGCTATGCAGCGTACATTAATATAGATCACCCAGACATATTAGAATTTTTAAACATGCGGGTTCCAACAGGTGGTGATATAAATCGTAAATGCTTTAACATTAATAATGCAATAAACATTACAGATATGTTTATGAATGCTGTAATTGAAGATAAAGAGTGGAATCTTATAGACCCTAATGACAATTCTGTAAGAGACACACTAAGTGCTAGATCATTATGGGAAAGGATACTTGAGGTAAGATTTCGTACAGGAGAACCGTACCTTTGTTTTATAGATGAAGCGAATAGAAAACTACCAGAGTATCAAAAGAAACTTAATCTTAGAATAAACGGAAGTAATCTATGTTCAGAAATTTATTTACCTACTTCTACTGATAGAAGCGCTGTATGTTGTTTAAGTTCGCTTAACTTGGCAAAGTACGAAGAGTGGAAAGATTCTAATATAGTAGAAGATTTAATAACATATCTAGACAATGTTATAACATTTTTTATAACAAATGCTCCCGATTCTTTAAAAAAAGCAAAATATTCAGCATTCCGAGAAAGAAGTTTAGGATTAGGGACAATGGGATTTCATTCACTCTTGCAGTCTAAAAACGTGCCGTTTGAATCTGTAATTGCAAAGTCAATGAATATAAACATATTCAAAGAAATACAAACTAAAGCTAAACAGAGAACATTTGAACTTGCCAAAGAAAAAGGTTCATGCCCAGATGCAGGAAACTTAATTATTAGAAACTCACACTTAATAGCAATAGCTCCAAATGCAAACTCTTCTATTATAGGCTGCACTAGTCCATCTATTGAACCATGGAAAAGTAACGCTTTCACACACAGAACACGAGTTGGATCACATTTAGTTAAAAACCCACACTTAGAAAAAGTATTGATGAGCTATTGGTCTAATAATGATTTTGATTCAGACTATGACTTGTGGCTTTCTAAACAGTGGAAGTCTATAATTCTTGCTGAAGGTTCTGTACAACACTTAGACTACATGTCAGACTGGCATAAAGAAGTTTTTAAAACAGCATTTGAGTTAGATCAGCGCTGGATTATAGATCATGCAGGTGATCGACAAGAATTTATATGTCAAGGTCAAAGTCTTAATCTATTTTTTCCTGCAGGAACAGAAAAGAGCGTAGTAAATAAAGTACACATAAGAGCTTGGAAGAGTAAAGTAAAAGGATTATACTACTTAAGAACAAATTCAGGCGCTTCTGCAGAAAAAGTTAGTCAAAAAGTTGAACAAAATAGGCTAAAAGACTTCGAAGAAGAAGACTGTTTAAGCTGTCAAGGATAGAAATATTATGTCATTATTAAAATATAGCACAACTTATAAGCCCTTTAAATACTCATGGGCAATGGAAATTGCAGAGTCTCACGAAAAAATTCACTGGGGAAGCTGGGAGGCAAAGTTGCAGGAGGATGTTAATCAATGGAAAGGTGGAAAGATTTCTTCTATAGAAAAAAATCATATTACACAAATTCTAAGATTATTTACGCAGTCTGATGTACAAGTAGGCGGCAATTACTGTGATCTCTTTATCCCTAAATTTAAAAACAATGAGATAAGGAGCATGCTACTAACTTTTGCAAACCGAGAAGGAACTCATCAACGTAGCTATGCCTTACTTAACGATACATTAGGTTTGCCTGAAGCAGAGTATAGCGCATTTTTAGAATATAAGGAAATGAGTGATAAAATTAGTTTTATGCAAAATAATGATGTGTCTACTAGAAAAGGTTTAGGACTTGCATTAGCACAATCTGCGTGTAATGAAGGAATGAGTTTATTCTCAGCATTTGTTATGCTACTTAATTATCAAAGATACGGTAAAATGAAAGGGACATGCGAGATTGTTGAATGGTCAATAAGAGATGAAACAATGCATGTTCAAGGAATGACGCAACTCTTTAGAGAATATATAAGCGAGCATCCAAGAATCGTAAATGATAAATTTAAAAAAGATATTTATCAAATGTATAGATACGCTGTGAAACTAGAAGATAAAGTCATTGATCTTGCTTACGAAATGGGAGCTATTGAAGGATTAGATAAAGAAGATGTAAAACAATACATTAGATATCTTGCTGATAGACGTCTTATTCAATTAGGACTAAAACCTAACTTTAAAGTAAAAGACAATCCGCTAGACTGGGTAGACTGGATTATTAATGGTGACTCTTTTAAAAATTTCTTCGAAGGTACTGTAACTGATTATAATGCTGATGGCATGAGCGGTGAAGACTGGGGATGGAAAAGTTTATAAATTTTATTTATAAAATAAATATAAGATTTATATAATACAAAAAAGGACTAAACTTATGAATAAAACAAAAATTATGTTTTTTAGCGCTAGCACGTGTGGACCATGTTGTTTAGTAAAGTCGCAGATGAGTGATGATATTGTTAAAGAACTAAATATTGAAATTATAGATGAAAAAGACAAAAGCACTTTTGCAATGTATCATATTGAAAATGTTCCTGCTTTTATTAAAGTAAGCTTAGATAACAATGAAGAGCTAAACAGACAATTTGGATACAAAAGTATAAAAGAGTTAAGGAGACTATAGAAGAATGCATTATCATACTGATATTTCACCATTTATAAAAGAAGTTGAATTAAGACAACAACCAGTTATAATTACAGTAAATGAATTTACAGAATCTTCTGTTTTGAAATTCAATGAACAAATGTCTTACGCTCAAAATAGCGGACAAAAAGTAATACCTATTGAAATTGACTCTTTTGGAGGTCAAGTGTACTCATTAATGGCAATGATATCATCAATAAAGTCTTCTAGAATTCCAATATCAACAATAGTACAAGGAAAGGCTATGTCATGCGGAGCAATACTTGCATCTTTCGGTACTAAAGGTCTAAGGTTTATGGATAAAGATGCAACAATGATGATACACGATGTGTCTTCTTTTGCTTTTGGGAAAATAGAAGAATTAAAATCAGACGTAAGAGAGTCTGAAAGGCTTAATAAGAAAGTATATACAATGATGGCTAGAAACTGTGTTAAATCAGATGACTATTTTACTAAGTTAATACATGATAAAGGACACTCAGATTGGTTTCTTGACGCTGAAGAAGCTAAAAAGCATGGATTGATTGATCATATAAGAGTGCCAGAAATGAAAATAAAGGTAGATGTTAGTATTACTGTAGAATAGTTATCTTAATAAATACAAGGATAAATTTATGGAACAGTTTAAACATATAAATAAAAATAAAAGTTATGTAAGAGAGCTACAAGAAGAAGTAGGCGCTGCTGTAGACGGTGTATATGGATCAGGAACACATAACGCAGTTAGAGAATATTATGGAAACGTAATATTTCATATGGGAAAAGTAGTTCCTATTGATTTCGACGTAGAAGTAGATATGTCTGCACCTTTATATGAACTTGATGATGGTACACAAAACTGGTATACTAGAAAGGATGACCCTGATTCTATTTGTGTACACTGGGGCGGTTTAAATTCAAGACATTGCTATAATGTATTTAATATGGCAAGAGGTCGTCATGTATCTTCACATTTCTTGTTAGGATACAATCATAAGCAACAAAAGTTAGAAGTACTTCAATGTTTAGATACGGGACTTGTAGCTTATCATGCAGGTAAGTTTAATAAATACTCTATTGGTATTGATATTTGCATGCATCCTCAAGCTAAATATTGGGAGAAAACTAAAAAGTGGTATCCTGATGCTTACTTGTCAGAGTATAAAGGTGAAGACACTAGAGTTCCTCGAGGAGAAATAGCTATGATTGGTGATGATTTCTCTTTATTCTGTGAAGACTTTTTAAGTGCGCTAATGGAAGCTGTTGATTTACAAGATAAACCTGTATGTAAAGATAATAAAGTATATTCTGTTAAAGCTGCTTCACAGTTTAGTATTGTAGGCCATCATAACATTTCAGCTAAAAAATGGGATGTTATACCTTGGGCAGAAAAATTATATTATAATATTAATTAAACTATAAAATAGAATACATCATTACAGTTGGATAGTAAACTTCATTTGAGTCTGTATCTTTGTGTAAATTTATTTCATATGAATTAGAGCTAGTTCTTCCTCTTAATTTATAAGATCTAGAACCTGTATACTGTGCAAGTATAAATTTAATTGAAATTAAATTATTAAGTTTTTGTGAATCTATAGCAGCACCTTCAATACAATAATTATTGCCTAAACCAGACCAGCTAGACCCACCATCAATAGATTCAAATAATTCAAGAAAATGAGTGCTATTATTATCAGGCCTGTATACATATTGAGCTTTAAATTCATATATTACATGTTTGCAATTTTCAATAGGTGTATATGTGATAGATGATCCTGTAATATCTGATACTGTAGAATCAATTTCTTGATTTGTCACAGAGTTATTAAAAATTACATTTTCTTTTCCAATATTATTATTATTAATTAAATAGCTCATTAATTCCTCACTGAGTAACATGTAACAAAAGGTTTATAGTATCTATCACCAGTTAATCCACTTGAATCATAAAATGTATCTAGTTTATGTAATAAAGTCGAAGATGATGAAAAAATAACACTTCCTTGCACTTTCAATTTTTTAGAAGTGTTCCCCCAACTATTCAGGCATAATCTTAAGTTTGTTAAACTTCTTATTTGAACTTCTGCCTTTGTTGAACCAAATATAGTATTAGTATTATTACCCCAATCAGACCAGCTTGATCCATCATCATCGCTATAAACTAATTTACATCTTATGTTGATTGCTCCAGCATCACCCTTTGTCCTCATAAACCAGTATTCATATATAATATAATCTGAATTAACTGCAGGTGTATAAGATATCTCAGAACCTGCAAGATCTGTCCATAATGAATTATCTACAGAATATGTATCTATTATCTGTGAAGTTTCAGAAGATTCAATGATCTTGTAGTTTAATAAATAATTATTGTTTTTTTCTTCAAATAAATGTGACATGTTTTTATCCTACTTCGAGTATATTATTACAAAGCTATTAAAAAGATCTATATTTGGGGTTGAGTCCCAACCTAGACCACTTCTTATTCCGTTAAAGTTAGATTTATGAGAGTCATCTGAGTGTTTTGCTTGCGTTACTAGTACTTTTTCTCCACTCCACGAAGGTATTGTATAAGATAAAGTTATCTGCTCTGTCAACCGTGTATAGGAAGTCCAACCTTCACTTCCCCACTGATTAATATAACCAACGTTATCTGTAGTTATATCTTCTAAGTTGCTTATGTCGCTGCCATATTGAAGTTGAAACGTTATATTATGAAAATTATTCGAGTTATAGCTTCCAACTGTTGTAAATTCATAAATAACATAATCTGATCCGCTTTCTGGCGTATAAGAAATTTGTGATCCTGTGACATTTTGCCATGAGCCTGTTGTTAATCCAATTTGTGTTATAGTAGTCTTAGCTACTTTTATGTTTTTTTTAAACTCATCTTTGTTTTTTAGTAAGTGTGTCATTTATAAACTTTCAAATTTTCGTGTAAATTTATTTTTATTTATTTATAATTATACAAAACAGGAGATTAAATGAAGCATTATTTATATAATGACAAAGTTGGTTCAATAGAGCTGATTGATCATATGGGAAGTGATATTACTGTAGTTAATTCTGCAAGAGTTTCTTACGGTGTGCATAAAAAAGAGTTAGACAACAAAGATAAGAAGTTAATAAGCTATTTAATTAAACATAAACACACATCAACTTTAGAACATAATATAGCAACTTTTAGAATTAAAGTGCCTTTATTTATTAGAAGTCAGCATCATAGGCACAGAACATGGAGCTATAATGAAATATCAAGAAGATATACAGAATTCAACATGGAGTTTTATGAACCTGAATCATTCAGAACTCAACACAAAATTAATAGACAAGCGTCTAATAATGAGTTAATTAATCCTAATATTATTTCAAAAGAAATAACAACTTTAATGACAGCTGATGTCCCTGTATTTACTTTAAGTGAAGCTGTTAAATATCATCATAATCAAAGTATTAACTTGTATAATAGAATGCTGGATTTAGGTGTGAGTAAAGAGCAAGCAAGAGGAGTTTTACCACAAAATTTATATACTGAGTATTATGCAACAGCTAACTTGAATAATATATTAAAGTTTGTTGGATTAAGATCTCACGAAGGAGCACAATGGGAAATACAAAAGCTTTCAGATTATATGTTAGAATTAATAAGAGGAATTTGGCCTGTTGTAGTTGACAGCTATATAAAAAATGTGTAAAAACAAAAAAAGATTATTATAATAACTTAATAATATTTACCATTAGCAAAGAAGGATTTTGAAATGGATAAAAATTTACTGCTAGAAAGCCATAAAGACTTAGAGATTATTCTTGTTAGATGTAGGATTATGATAGAAGACAGAGAAGATCCTACTGTGCTTGATATAATGACAGAAATGAGAGCGTTAGAAGGTATTGTAACAGTTAGACAGACAAGACCTATAAGCGACACAGTAACAAACAATGGTCATAGAATAATAGAGCTTAATGTATCATATCTTCCAACTTTTATAGAAGGAAAAAACTCACAAAAAAAGCTTGTTAAAGTTTCGAAAGAATTTAAGAGTGTTGAGGGTATTGATATGGTAAAAGTTATAGAACATGATAATGATATAATAAACGCAAGACTAACAAAATCACCACTTATATTATAAGGAGAAAAAATGAAATCAAATAAGTTAGATGATACAGTTGTATCACATATTGCAAAGTTGCTACAAGTAGCTTTATTAACTGGAACAGACATTATTGATCACATGAGAATGATTAGACTATCCCAACATACACAAGACAATTCGGTCTTAGTATTAGAAGAAGAGTATAGAAAAATATTTGATAATACAATTGAAGTTATGATTGAAAATGCAAATAAAACATCTAGCGATGAAAGTATATAAATTGAAAAAGTCTGATGATATGTTAGAACAAATATTTAATAATAGAGAATCTTTTATGCACTTAATAAAAGAAAAATATACGAAAGCTTATCCAACATGGCCTGTTGATTTATCTTTAAAGCAGTCACAAACTGTTTGTAGAGAAACAGCTTTAAAAGGAGTTGAAGAAATGTTTGAAGCTTTAGGACATCTTAAGAACTGGAAACCTCATAGACAAACCGATATGCCTGAAATTGATCGTGAAGAATTTTTAGAAGAAATTGTTGATGCTTTTAATTATTTTTTTAGTTTAATAATTCTTATAGGCGTAGATGTTGAAGAGTTTTACAAAGCTTTTAAGAAAAAAGACAAAGTTATTAGAGACCGTATTTTAAACGGATACTAACTATGATCAAGCTTGAACAAATTTACTATGAAAATAAATTTAGAGCTTCAAGCTTAACTAGGTTAATTTGGAAAGATATAATAGAAGAAGAAGTTATTTATTTTCTAGGACTAATGAAAAAGTTTTATTTAAACATAACTTTAGACTCTGTTGGCTATACGTTAATTATTTTTGATTCGTTGTTGTTTAAAAGAAAGACTGTAGAAAAAAAGATTATATACAACCACTACTTTTTTAATAATTTAATGACATCAATAACTATTGATATTACGTTTAATAATCATAATAAGTATATGATTGTTAAAGATCAAACAAGATTTTTTTACTCAGAAAGCGATAACTTTGATCCTGGTATTGTTGATTGTAGTATTGAAGTAAATTGTTCAGTACAGTCAGTTAACGAATTCAAGAAAAGTCTATTACCATCGCTGTCAAGAGAAGTGCAATATTCAATATTAAGAAATATAAATGGTATTTCTCTTGAAAGTGAAAATAGAATATTAAACTTCGCAGAATTTGAATACTTTTTATTATATACAGAAATATCTCAAAAAGATTTTATTGGGTATATTAACAAAGTTGTAAAAGAAAAAAGCACTAAAAAAGACATAATTTCAATATACAAACAGATAAAAGGGATTAAATGAACTTTAATAACTTGCTAGAAAAACATAAAGAATTTACTAAAGACTACTATACAACAGACCTGCTTTTAGACAAACAAAAAGAAGAATTGCTAAAAACTTTATGTCTTGCGCTTCATCATGAAGTATCACAAATAGTATCAGCAACTAACTTTAAAGTATTTGATAAGTCTACATACGAGACTAATAAAAATAAAGTAATATATAACTCAGTAGACTCTTTTAGATATATTTTAGCTATATTAGGCCTTTACAACATATCATCAGATGAATTTATAGAAGCGTATAAAGAAAAAGATCTTTATCTAAAGAAAAGAAAACATTTGAAACAACAAATTGAAGGTCAACCTGTAGCAATAATTGACATTGATGATATCTTATGTGAATTTAGAGCTTACTTTAATGAATGGTTATATAAAACATATAATATAAAAATAGATAAAAACAGTACCTCATATTATTCTTCTAAAGAAGTTAAAGATTATGGAATGAGTCCAGAAGGTGTTTTTGAAAGCTTTATCCAAGAAGATCAACTTTTAAATATACCTGCGATATATGATTCCATTGAAGCAATTAATATATTAAAAGAAAACAATTATTACATTCAGTTGCTTACAAGTAGACCTGAAGAAAATTTAAAATGTAAATATCAAACGTACATGTGGTTAGACAATAACGGGATTAGTTTTGACAGCTTGGCTTTTGCTTCTGAGAAGTACATATGGGTTGCAAAGCAAAGTTATTATACTACAGGTGATGTAAAGTTTGCTATAGATGATAGTCCTAAACATTCAATGGAATACGCTACACATGATATTGATGTTTTAATGCCTAATTTACCATACAATAAGAATGTATCACATGAAAACGTTAAGATATTTGAAAGAAATGAAATGACATGTTTGATAAAAAGAATTATTAAAAAGTGTAAATCAATATAAAAAAAATTATAATAAAAACACAATAAACAAGGAGAATAAAAATTGCCTATTAATAATAAATTAGATCCTGTAAAATTACCAATGAAACTTAAATTCAATCAAGAAGTAAAAACAAAATTTATAAACAATCTTGATTCTTTAAATATAGAGTTAATTGAAGGTCCAACTAGACATCAAGCAATGAATATTGCATGGAATATGACTAAAGCAACTTGGGCTGATGATCCTTCATTAACACAATTAAGTCCATTCCAACTTAAAGAAGCATCTCAAAATCTACAAGATGTATTAAACTTTAGAGCACTTCCTACTCCTATGGAATGTCTAGGCTTTACATTTAAAATCAGCGGAATTGATACTCAAACTGTTACTCATTTAATTAGACATAGAGCAGGATCATTTGCTGCACAGTGCACAGGTGATAGAGATCTTAGATTTGACAATATTTTAGTTCCTGAATCTGTAGAAAATTCAACTTTTTATAATAGATTTCAAAAAATTGCTAACGATGCAAAAAAACTATACGCAGACATGACAGATAGTAAGTGTATCTCAATGATGGACGCTCGAGTAATTCTTCCTAAATGCACAGAAACATTTTACATTGCTAGATTCAATCTTAAAGATTTGATTGGGTTTATCAAACAACGTCAAGATGTTCAAATTCAACCTGAGGTTGATAACATAATTGCAACAAGAATTGCGAGATTAGTTGTTGATAGAATTCCTGAAGTTTCTACATGTTTAGACTTTGAAAAACCTGATATGCACTATGTTCGAACATTTAGAGTTGAAATGCCTAATGGCGAGTATACTTCAAGAGGCACTAACTTGTACCAACCAGAACCTAAAAATGATTTATTTGAATATAACGTGAATGATTCTATTTATCAATGTAGAAGAGAAGAGCTCAACGGAGATGTTCCTACAGATAACTCTAAAAACTTTACAATTATGTGGAACAAAGACGTACAATATATTAGTAATATTAAGAAACAATTTGAGGTGACCCTATGAAAATTTATTTAGCAAGTGGATGGTTTAATCCAGCGCAAGCAGAAGAATTAACACAATTAGAAAGAATATTTGACGAAAGAGAATCTTTCTTTGATTTAGCGTCACCTAGAAGAATATTTGTATGTCCTCCAAATGCACCACAATCAGTTCAAGATGACACTTTCAAAGGAAATCTTCATCATATTGAAACAGCTGATTTTGTCCTAGTAAACACTAGAGACAAAGATATTGGTACAATTTGGGAAGCTGGTTACGCATACGCTCATAAAAAACCAATCATATATTTTTGTGCTGGCTTACCTGACGGCGCTAAATTTAATTTAATGTTAGCTAAAAGCGGAATTAAAGTTTGCACTTCTTTAGAAGAGCTTGAAGTGTATCTTGATAGAGTTATCAAAATACAAGAACTAATAAATGAGCCTTATAACAAAAGTATAGAGTAAATAATGAGCACAAAATCAACTATATTTCACAACAATAAATTACATTTCTATAAAGATGTTTTTGATGAAGAAAGTGTATATCTAGATCTATATGATATAGAAGAAGCGTCTATACAAATATTTACAAATTACTCGTCTAATGATAAAAAAAACAAAATTACTATTAAGATAGAAAAAAAAGACTTTCAGTCTATTATAGAAAAAATTAAATCAATAAAATAAAAAACTAAATTGTGGAGCTAAAATGAGAATAGCAATAACAGGTGAAGACGGCTTTATAGCAAGTAACTTAATTAATAAAATAATTGATTTTGACCATTCATTTGTTTCATTAAAAAAACACGCATACTTTTTATCTTCTAGATTAAGTGATACTAACGAACCTTGTGTTCATAGTAATACAGAGGAGAATTGGTATAGAACTTTCACTACATTAGACATAGATGTAATTGTTCACAACGCAGCTATTGTAGGAACTGATGTTGTTGCTTTAAATGGAAAAGACTCAAACTTAACAAACATTTATGGGACGCAAGTAATTACAAATGCAGCAAATAGAGCAGGTATTTTAAATGTTTACATAGGCACATCAGTAATATACGACACTAAAATATATCAAGACAAAGAAATAACTGAAGAAAGCGTAGTATTTCCTAGAACTCTTTACGCTATTCAAAAGCATGCAGGAGAAATGATTGTTAGAAACACAGCAAAAGAGTATCTAGTAATTAGACCTTTATTTGCTTACGGTGGTGAAGGTGATATGAACTCTTTAATTGCAAAGTCAATGTTTGCTGTAAAAAACAATATAGAAAAAGTTGACATGTTTTTAGATCCAGAAAAAATAAAAGATTATATGCATGTAATGGATTTTTGTCACGCAATTATGACTGCTGTAGATTCTAATATTAGAAATAATGATTATAACGTTTCAGCAAACAATCCCTATAAGACTTCAATAATTATTGACAAAGTACAAAGTCATATTAATGCTGATCTTAGTAACATTTTAAAATGGCATAAAGAAACTGATTACTTAGGAAATCATAGACTTTCAAGTGATAAATTTAGAAAAGATTTTGACTGGAAAAATCAAATATCTTTCGACGAAGGTATAGCAATATCATGGAAGTCAATACAAAATTCTAGTGATGACTATAATCCTTTAAAATACTTAGAGCAAGCTAAAGAATCAAATATAAATTTAAAAAATTTCTTTCCTAAATAAAATTTACGTTAGCTTGCCGTCTATAATAATTATTTTGTTTTTAAAATATTCAAACCATTTATCGACAGCGGGTTTTACGTTTTCAATTAAACTTATTAAAACTTTATTAATGTTATCTTTTTTAAATTTGTTAAATTCTTCTTCGCTTTCAAGAATCTTAGTCAAATAATCTTCTTCTAAATGTAAACTTAAAAAATAATTACTATATTCATGATTTTTTTTATTTTCAACTATGTCTTGTAATTCTTTTCTGCTTACGTGAGTATTTTCTAAAAAATTTAATGCATCTTGCTCTGACATATATATAATTTGAGAATATACAGATGCTGAATTGTCACCTGTTAGAAATGATTCTTCCATTCCTTTTACTTTAAAAAAACAATCAATTCCCTTATCTTCATGTTCTTCTGGATTGTTATCTGGCATCTTAACTTTATAATTATTTTTATTTTTTTTAACTTGTCTAGCCAAAGTTCCAAAAAGATGCATAAAATCGTGAGAAAATAGCCACTTTAAAAAAGATTCTTGTGTATCTTCACTTAGCTTGCTAATTTTAAATAAACCTCCAGTTGAAGTTTCAAATTCATAGCTAAAGTAACTTGCGTGAATTGAAAGAAAGCAAGGAAGATCATCATCTTTACTTCCACACATTATACTTTTTATTTCGTTGAAAAAAGCTTCTAAGTCTTCTGTTATTTCTTTTTTTGAAAAGTAACCTTTTTGTAGACTAAATCTTAAGTCCCCGTAAGAAGAATCTTGTACATCACCATATTCATTAGGCTTACCAAGATCATATTCTTCATATTCTTCGTTATTAGAATCTTTGTAAAACTCTATAATATCTTTTTTTATTAAATTGTAATTAAATTCACTTTTTTCAAGAATATAAATATCCTCTCCCGTTATTGCGTTTTTTTTGTATATACTGTGCTTTTCATGTACGTTAGGAAAAACATTCTCTAATCTTGTTTGATAATTGTTATCTGGGACTGGAATAGTAATTAAGTGTGCAGGATAATTTAGATTTTTTAAAACACTTTTACCAAAATCTGATATTTCACCTTCAAAGCCTTCACCTGCTCTAAACGAATGAATGCTTCTTTCACTAATAAAATTATTTCTCCACTCAATCAATAACTCTTTAAATTCTCTTCTACTCAACTTATTCATTTATAATCCTTGTTTGATTTAACAATATATATATTAATCATATAACAAATTATTTTTTACTCGACATACTTACCCTATAAAGGAGGAATCTTTTATGGGAAGAAAAAGTAATAAAGTATTATTAACATGTATACATTGTAAAAAAGAATATAAAATTGCGCCGTCTAAAGCAAAAAGCTCTAAATTCTGCGCAAAAGAGTGTATGGACAATTCTAGAGATGAAAAAATTACTTACAAATGCAAAGTATGTAGCAAAGAATTTAAGTCAGGAAGACCTAAAACTTATTGTTCAAGAGTATGTTATGAAAAAGATGTTAAAAAAGAAAGAGTAGATTTGAAATGTCATAGCTGTGGTAAAGACTATAAAAAGCCAAAGGGCAGAGAAACAAAATATTGCAGCAGAGATTGCACGTTTATAGCTCAAAGTAGCGGTCTCGCTGATATACCTTCAAATGGTAGAAAAGGATTTAGAAAAGACTTAAACCCTAAGTACTTCTTTAAGTCTTCTTTAGAAGCTGACTATGCTAGATACTGTGATGCAATAGGCAAAAAGTACATTTATGAACACAAGACGTTTAAAGTTTCGTACGGAAACAAAGAAAAAGTTTATACTCCTGATTTTTATCATCCAGACGAAGACAAATACGTTGAAACAAAAGCAATTAGAAGAGATAGAAAATTCAATTCAAACTTGTTAGCTGCTGATATTTTAAAGCAACAAGGTATTAATATTGACGTTGTTTTAATGGATGAATTTTATAGACTTATAAAACAAAGTGGTCATTACTGGCTAATCGACAATATTGAAAACAAAAACTATGATGGCACTAGACATCTAATATATTTAAAAAAGAAAGTTAATAGTAGTGTTTAAAGTTAATGAATTAGTTAAAATTTATCTTGGGCCAACAAGATCTTTATGCCGTAGAAGTAAAAGTACTTACTCAATAGGCTTAGTACTTAATAAGAATGAAAGTATAGAAGAAAGTTATGTATATGAAATATTAGTAGATAATAATAGGATTTATATGATAGATCACTATATAAAAAAGATATGATTTATTATGAGCCTAAGTTTCCAGCAAACAATATTTTGTTCTTTATTAATGACATTCCTTCAATAGCTTCTTTAGTCAAGTTATAGAACTCTTTAAATTCTCTTCTACACATTCTATTCATAAAATAAAACTTTCTTATAGCTAATATTATTTTTTCTTTTTAGCTTTTGATTTTTTTACACAAGCCCAAGGTTTAGAAGGCGTTGCAGAATTAACTCTTGCCATTGCCCATTGATGTTGTGTCATTCCGGGTCTACTTCCGCTTGTATAAAATGCAGCTAATCCTTTTCTATACTCTTGATAAACTGAACCGGGAGTAAGACCTCTACTTTCAGCTTTCTTTTTTAAAGTAGCTTTTGTTTTAGCAGAAAGACCACCCGCTGATGATTTTCTTTGTGCAGCTTTTCTTTTCTTTTTTTTTTTTTTAGCTTCATCTAGTAAAGCTTCTTTAATAAATTCTTCTAATAAAATTAAATCTTCCATTTTTAACTCTTTTTCGTATCATATCTAGGTGTGTTTGTCCAGCTTTTCTTTTTTCTTTCTTTTTCTTCTTGATCATCTCGAATTTTATACGAAAGTGCTCTTTTAGCTGGATCTTTACTTTTAGCAAGTTTAGTAGCTCTGTCTAATGTCTTTTTTCTTTTACCTTTAGCCTTATATTGACTTGGGTATTTATTAGACTTTTTTCTTTTCTTTTTTTTATTTTTAGCTTCATCTAGTAAAGCTTCTTTAATAAATTCTTCTAACAAAAATAAATTATTCATAATAACCTCTAAAAATAATTATTTCTTTAATTTAGATTTATTTAATCTTTTTGTTTTTCTTTTTGAAGCTTCTTTTCTTTGTTTAGCATAGTCATACGCTCTTTTAAGACGAGCTTTTGTTTTTGGATCTTTTGCATTCTTATAAGCAGCTCTAACTCTTTGATGTATTAAATTTATAATTTGAGATTGTCTTACATGAGATTTTGATTTAAAAGACTTTTTTGATAAAGTTTTTCTGATGTCTGAAGCAGTTCTAAATTTTACACTTACAGTATCTTTAGGATTTTCATCTGTATATAATCTTCTGGCGCTACCTTTTGGTTTTTTTCCAGTACCTGTTTTAGGATCACGCTTTTTCCTAACTTCGTACAATAAAACTTCTAAAATGTAGCTTTCTAGATTATTCATTTATATTTTTTAACCTCAATAATTAGTTTTGTTCTGTTTTTATTAATTATTCTATGCCAAGTATAACTAGGTATTTTATAGACACTGTCATTAGACATTAAAACAGGCAGCTCATTGTCCATTTGTATGTACCACTCTTCACCTTCTTTTAAAATAATGTCTCTATCTTCTTTATCTCTATGCCAAACTAATTCTTTATCATCTAAGTTTTTATTAAATGTTCTTTCTACTAAAATAAAACTATTGTTTTCTTCTATTGATTTCTCTTCAAAAGGTAAATTCATCTACCACCACCCAGGAATATTTCTTCCAAAAAGTTTTGTTAGTCTACAAGACCAATATCCAGGTTTAGTTTTGTCTTTCTTTTTACTGCACTGATGTCTGTCTCCAAAAGATTTTCTTCTTTTTTTATGGGCATCACTATCACCCATTGCTGAAGGCATTGAAGATCCAAAAGTTACTTTTTTTACTTTCCTTGACCCGTCTTTATTTTTCTTGCCTGTATAAACATACACACAAGCTTTACCGTTTCCAATTCTTTTTGCGCCTTCTTTTCCAATCTTTACTTTTTTACCTTTGTATGTAGCTTCAAATACTAAATGTTCATCTTCGTACATAGGATAGTCAATAGGAACTAAATTACCTTCATACATATCAAAAACACCTACATCTAATTCTGATATATACATTTTATCTATATCATGACTTAGCTCTATCAATCCCTCATTATATAAAGATCTAGTTTCACTAAACAAATTAAAATATTTTTCTGATCCTCTTCTGTAAATGTTTGTACTTATTGGTATGTTTTCATTTATATGAAATCTTAGACCTTCTGAAAGAATATTGTTTTTATCTTTAATAACTTCTATTATATACTTTTCTATTATTTTAGACATTTTTACCCTTTAATCATTTATGTGTATATTATAAAAATAAATATTATAATAATAAAAAAACTAATTATAAAATTTATATAAAGGTTTGAAAATGAATAGATTTGGTTACGCATGTATTAATATGGAGCTAAGAGAACAAGGTATATTTAATTCTAGAACAATGCGCAAAAAAACATTCTTAGAAAAAGGCATAGCTTATGCTTCTCAGCTAGTGTTACAAAACGTAAAAGATATGATGCCTATATTTGAGTGGAATAATAAAAACAATGTAAAAGTATTTAGAATCTCTTCAGAAGTTACTCCTTGGGCCTCTGAGTATAAATTAAGTGATCTACCAGACTATGAAGAAATATGTCATCACTTAAAAGTAGCAGGTGACTATACAAAACTTACAGGTCAAAGAATATCATTTCATCCTGGTCAATTTAATTGTTTAGCTTCAGAAAAAGATCATGTAATTAAAAATAGCATAAAAGACTTAGAAATACATGGCAAACTTTTTGACTTAATGGGTATGGATAGAAATCATAACTCTAAAATAAATATTCACTTAGGCTCAACTTGTGGTGGTAACTTAAAACTAGCAGCTGACAATTTTAATAAAAACTTTTTACTTCTTTCAGAAGCTGTTAGGTCTAGACTAACTGTAGAGAATGATGATAAACCTGCTATGTTTAGCTCGAAGTTTTTGTATGAAAACGTTTATAGAATTTCTAAAGTCCCAATTGTTTTCGACGCTCACCACTTCGAGATCGGGCCACAAGATGTTAATTATGAAGAAAGCTTTCAAATGGCTTACGATTCTTGGCCAAATGGTATACGTCCTACTTGTCATCACTCTAATGGCAAAAAAGAGTATGAGGACAGTTCAATTCGTTCAAAAGCAGCACATTCTAATTATTACTATAAACCTTTTAACAGTTGCGGAAAGTCAGTAGATGTTATGTTAGAAGCTAAAGCTAAAGAAAAAGCGCTTAAAAAGTATTTACATGACTTTGGTTAATATGTGTAAATTAAATATTAATTAATTATAATAAATAAAACAAGAAAGGTATATAATTTGTCTATTGAGTTAATAACACCACCAAATAGATTCGTATCTCTTCACTCACACTCAACATTTAAAAGTATAAATTTAAATTATTTTCCACCATTTAACTTTTTATATAATAAATTTAAATTTCTTTCTAATGATTCTTCTCTATTACCTACTTCAAATTCATCTAATTCGTTTTCATACTTACTAAAGATATAACCTTTTTTAGATACTTCAACATCTAAATCATATGCTAAATCACAATCTTCAATAATACCTGATAATGCTTCATATAACGCTTCTAAATCTTCTTCTCTATTTGTACTAAAATTAAAAGGACTTACTTCTTCTAAATATTGAGACATAGTTGACATGTAAAATCTAGGAGTACTAAAAATTCTATCTCTACAGTCAATAGTGTCAACTATTATTTCATGACTACTACTGAATATATTAAATATTCCTTTTCCTCTTTTTAATAATTCTGACATTTCTTTCGACTTCGGAACAAACCTTATTTCAAGTATATTGTCTACTTTACATGATGACAAGTCTTTCAAAGAGTCTTCAAGTTTAAACGAAAGATAATTGCTGTGTGATGACTCAGGTAAATATAATGCCATATACCAATTATTATCGCTAATATTACCTTTATTTGTAATAGGAGTAATATTATGGATAGCTTTAAGCTGTAAGTCTATCATATAGTCATGATAGTCTCTGTCAAGATTTTCTTGGTTGTCTAAATAGTCAGTATATTTTTTTTGATCAAAAAAGAAGTGATCTGGATCTTTAATACTTGGATCGACATAATCTTTACTTTCTGCATCTAATTCGTTTTCTTCTGGTCTTGTAAGACTAAATCTTGTCATGTCATACCACCAAGTTGCGTATATAGATTTTCCACCACCACCACCTCCTCGTCTTTTCTGTAATTCTCCATTGTTTCCTCCTCCACCACTGCCACTTTTCTTTAATTCATTTTCTATGGTATTGAAAAAGTAGGTTTGTTTTTCTTTTGACGAATCACGAAACTCATTAATAAAATTCTGTTTCCATTCAGTTAATAGTTCTTTAAACTCGCTTCTGTTTAGTTTACTCATTTATAATCCTTTGTAATTTTAATATGTGTAAATTAAATATCAATTAATTATAATAAATAAAAAACAAATAAATAAAAAACAAATAAATAAAAACAAGAAAGGTATATAATTTGTCTATTGAATTAATAAAACCACCCGATAGATTTGTCCCATTTTTATCTATCCATGCGAGTATGTTTGAAGTAATATTTTATCTTCTAAAAAGCTTCCAATAAAGTTGTAACACATGTGTACTTTACTAAAAAACAGTTTTAAATATTCTATATCTTCTTGAGAAATTTCTGACACAATGCTTGAGCATTGATTTAAAAAAGCTTCTATTCCTTTTTCGTTATTTGGCAAAGACCTTATATGGTGTGCTACGCTTGCAAAGTTATCACCATCTCCTACACTGCTGCCTAATCTTGTCAAACCGTCAGCTGACTGCCCGCCGGCGGCACCTTCTACAACAAATTTTTTAATGATCATGTTTAGATTCTTTTTATTATTAAATAAATCATTAAGCTCGATATAAGGCGCAAAACTTTCGTTGGCAAGTATATCTTCAAAGTAGTGAAAGACATCATGCTTTAATTCCCATTGTAAGTGACTCTTCCACACTTTTTGATCAGAAATATTAAGTATATTGTTGATCGATCCACTAGCCATTTCATCAACCATATTAATCATTCTAGGGAAGTATATCATGAGACCAACATTGTCGCTAGCTAATCTTTGCAAGTCTCTTTTTGACTGGGCTATTTGGTCTTTTATGTTTTGTTTTTTTTCTTCAACCTTTACGTTATTCATACTCATATCTTTATAAAACAAATTCTCTTTGTTAAGAAGATCATTGAAAACTAAATCTAATATCTCTAGAATCTCTGTAATACTATTTTTATGAAGAATAATGCTACTTTCGTAGGCTTTGTAAACACTTTTGCTCCTAGACATAACATCATGCATAAAACTACCGAATGTATGCTCACTTATAGAAAAATCTCCGATAGCATACAAATTTAAATCAATTGGGACTTTTTTGACATAATCTTTTTGTGTAGGCGTTAACCCTTTAAAATCAACTAAATTTGTATTGACAGTTCTTTCATTTATAAAGTTTTGTTTCCATTCAGTTAACAACTCTTTAAATTCTTTTCTACTTAACTTGCTCATTTGTAATCCTTAGTAATTTTTATACGTGTGATTAAATATTATTTAATTCATTTCAGTTAATAACTCTTTAAATTCTCTTCTGCTTAACTTGTTCATTTATAATCCTTGGTAACTTATTATTTCTTTAATATATCTTTCTAGCAAAATTTTAGAATTTTCTAAATATTTAACTTCTATTAAATTTAAATTTTTAAGAGCTTTTTCAAGATTTATTCTATTCTTTTTAATAGACATTCCTTTTTCACTACTAATCAAAGAATTATAAAAAGTTATCATTGATTTTGTTGATATATCTAATTTAGATAAAATATCCAACGACGTTCTGCCCCTGTGATTAACATTAGAATTGTATTCAAGTTTTTCATACATTTCAACAACAATCTTATTTAATAAAGACTTGTTAGCTAATTTTACAAATTCATTTGAAATTTCAGGTATCTCTAGCATTTTATATGTTTTATTTATATACATCAAATCATGATAAACAAAAGAAGGACCTCTTCCTTTTTTAGGTAGTGTATTTCTAATTATATACAAATAATTTTCTGTAGAAGTGTAATCATATTCTAAGAAAAACTTTATACTATCATAATCTGACGTTTTTAAATTTTTAATAATATTTTTTTGTTGATTATGATTAATTAATATTTTGTTTTGACTTATGACGCCTACCAGGATATTCATTGCATGCTTTGTTATTTTTATTTTTTTCATTCTATTAATAATATTATTAATTAAAAGAACAATGACACTGTCATCTATATCTAAAGACTCACGTAATGTATATAAGTCAAAAATAACTGTTGTAAGCTTTTTCTCTGAATTAGCATTTAAAGATAAAGAATTAAGTAACTCAATATTATCTGACATGTTTTTTTCTAATTTACTCTTTTTTTCTTCTGGCAATAAATGTTTAAAATTGCTAGTAAAGTATAGAATACAATAACTATTTTTATCATTTGAATTTTGATCCTCTTCAGCAATGCTATGTTTTTTAGGAAGTTTGTTGCTCTTTATATTAGCATCAAGCGAATCAATTTGTTCTAAGAAATCATAAGTTGCATTTACAAGTTTTTTCATGTAGATACTATCTGTATTTAGAAAACTAATTATTGGACCGTCTTCATTAAAAAATCTATATGATGAATAAAGTAGACTAAAAAGTCTTTCAATGTCTGATGTAATTTTTAATTTTTTTAATCTAGCCTTGTCATTTAAAATGACAAATAGCTCATAAAATGATTTTGTTGGGTCAATATTTTGTTCATCATCACTTTTTAATATTTTTAATACTTCAGATACACTTCCATAAAAATCGTGGTCTGGAGATTCAAAATAAGTTAATAGTTCTTCATATTCTTCATAACTTTCTTGCTTTACTTTGTTTAAGTAATTAATAGAATAGTCTAATTTCTTTAAACTAGAATTGTTTGTCAAAAGACTCATGTTGTATTCTTTGTCAAATTCTTCAGGAAATTTTTCTACAAGAGCTTTGGTGTATTCTATATTTTTTATTATAATTTTTTTAATTTCATCGTATTCGTGTTTAACTAAAAATGATAAGAGACTTAAGCTTTTATCAATTTCAATTAAATCTTTTCTACGAGACAAACTTTTAGATGAAGCCCTATCTTTTTTAATTGTCTCAATAACATCTTGATTAAAGCTCTCAATTTTTGCTCTATCTATAATGAGACTTCTAATTTTAATATTTTTATCTTCTATTAAAACTTCTACAACATATTCATAAATATCATCGTCCATTAAATGCATATTGTATACTAGTGCTTGTCTAATGTAAACATTCTCGTCATCACAAGAGTAAACTATAATTTTATTTCTATCTCTAGAATGTCTAATTATCATATTAAATTGTTGTACGAATTCTGATGGGTTTTCTTGTACTCTTCTTGTATTTACGTATGCTTCAAAGCTTACTGTTTTAAGGTAAGCAATGTAGTCAAAATCTTTTTTTTCTGGAAGCTTGGAGTTTTCTTCGATTATGTTAAAAACATTTCCTAATGTAGATTTAAACCACTCAATATCTCTTGAGCTATTGTTACCGTCAACGCACATGTATGGTTGTTTATTTCCAGCAAATTCTATTCTATTGTTTAATTTAACAAATGATAAACAAAGCTTTCTTTTAGAAAATTCTTCTTTTTGTATTTTGTCACCTTTTTCTAAAGAATTAAACTCATTTAAATCATCAAAGCTTTTAAACTTTTTAATTGCATAGTACATGTGCATATTGCCTGATTTAAATTGTAAAAATGCATTTGCGCCTTCAGAAGAAGTACACCAAGTCATTTTTTTTGTAAGTTTACCGTAACCGGTTATAGCTGTTTTATCGTATACTAACTCTTTTCCTATATATACACTTCTAGCTAATATTTTTGATGCAAATTGTTTATTTGGATAAAATACTATCCAGTCATTATCTTCATATATTAATTCAAAAATATTGCTTTTTTTTGAATATGATTGCTTAAATTCTTTAGATAATACATCTTGTGTTTTCTTACTTGATAAACCGGATTTTTCTCTTCTAACATTTAACCATGAAATAATATCTTGATACGTTGCTGTTTGCGCTGGATCATTATGACCTTTATTAAAATTTAACTTTTCATTTAAATCATGTTTAGTTCCATCACTTAGTTCTATTACTAAGTCTTCTGTCCTATTTCTTTTAGATAAAATATGTGTTTTATATTCTTCGTATAACAATATAAATTCTTCAACGCCGTGTATATCTCCTGAATTGTAAGAATTAATTATTATAGCATTAAAATAAACATCTTGAAGTTTTCCTAATCTACTTTTATTAATATTAAATTCATTATAGATTTCTTCATCTAAATTTAATTTTAAATCTTTTTCTGAAGCCTCAGAAAGAATTAAAAAATCTTTCCAGTCTATTAAAATCTTTTTAGCTTCTTTTCTGTTTAGTTTGCTCATTTATAATCCTTAGTAATTTTTATATGTGTAAATTAAATATTAATTAATTATAATAAATAAAAACAAAAAAGGTATATAATTTGTCTATTGAATTAATAACACCACCAAATAGATTTGTATCTCTTCACTCACACTCAACTTTTTTAAAACTTAGTATGTTATTTTGGGAAGGCAAATTAAATACGTGTAAATAACAATATTATATTTTATAATAAACCATAATTTAAATAATCTACATAAGGAATAAAATGAATAATACATTTAATACGGAAAGGAGGTATCTAGAGAAGGTTGAACTTGAACTGCTTACACCTAACAGATTTGTTAGCTTGCATTCGCATTCAACCTTCTCGTAGATATCTACGTTTGATGGATTAGGTTATCCAGCAGATCACATCAACTTTGTTCTTTCTGAATCTCAAGGTATGGATGCTTGGGCTTTAACAGATCATGGAAACGGCAACGGTCTTGCTCATGCTCATTCACATGCTGTTAAAATGCAAAAGAAAGGTCAAAAGTTTAGACAAATCTACGGTGTTGAATTCTATTTTGTACCTTCTCTAGAACAATGGTCAAAAGAATACTCAGATCATCGTCAAGCAGTCAAAGATGCAAAAACAGCAGCAGCTGCTGAAAAGAAATCAAAAGAAAAAGTTGATATCGATGCTGATGATGAAAGTGGTGGTTTAGTTATTGAAGACGAAGAAGAAACAAAGAAAATCGATATCCTTAAAGATGAATGGAAACGACGTTATCACCTTGTAGTCACTGCACGCAATAGAAAAGGCTTAAACAATCTTTTTACTCTTGTTAAGAAATCATATAAATATGGATTCTATCGATATCCTCGAATTGACTTTAAAATGTTAAAAGAACACGGTGAAGGTCTTCATGTATCAACAGCATGTTTAGGCGGACTTTTTAGCAATAGAATTCTAAGAGGTAATGCTCACAATAAATCACGTGATGAAATACAAAAAGATCTTCTAAACTTAACAGATAGATTTACAGACGCAGTTGGTTTAGAAAACTTTAAACTAGAACTACAATTTAACAAACTTAATAAGCAACACATTGTCAATGATTATTTGATAGAACATCATAAGCTAACAGGTATTCCATTGATATCTACAGCAGACTCACACTATCCAACAAATGATAAATGGCAAGCAAGAGAACTATACAAGAAACTTGGATGGTTAGGAAAAAAAGATGGAATGACTTTACCTACATTTGAAGATCTTAAATGTGAGTTATATCCAAAAAATGCACAACAAATGTGGGATGAGTTTTTAGAATCATATCCTCTATATGATTTCTATAAAGGTAACGAAGAACTAGTCAAAGAATCAATTGAAAGAACACATGATATTGTATGGGAAAACTTTGAAGATACATGGATCGATGTAGGTGCAAAACTACCTACGATATCAATTCCTAATAAAACGCCATTTCAGCACTTATGTGATTTAGTTAAAAGTGCTTTAATCAAAGAAGAACTTCATAGTAATAAAGAATACGTTGAACGCGCAAAGTATGAATTATCTGATATTAAATACTTAGGCCATGCAGCTTATTTTATTACAATGTATGAGATCTTTAAAAAAGCTGAAACAAAGACTTTATTTGGAGCAGGACGTGGATCAGGTGCAGGTAGCTTAGTTAATTATCTTTTAGGTATTACTCAAATTGATCCGATACCTTACAACTTACTTTGGAGCAGATTCTTAGGTAGACATAGATGTTTGGATGAAGACATATACATAATGTCTGAAAGTGGTAAAAAGAAACTTAAAGATGTTGTTGAAGGCGAAAAAGTATTAACACATACAGGACAATATCAAAGAATTCTTGACAAAGCTGTGACACAACATGACATGGCAATTGAAATAAAGTTTAATGGTCGCAATATTATTTGTTCTCCTAATCATAGATGGATTATTAATCGCGATGGCGCCGAAGTAGAAACGATGGCATGTCACTTAAAAAAAGGTGACAAACTTATAAAAAATATACATACTTGATATAGTTAATCCAAGAAAACATTTCCGGAGAAAGTTTTATGGAAGAAAAAGAATATCGAAAAAATATTAGCTGCAAAAACTGTAAGATAGAATTTATTGTAAGATTTAAAATGTCAGATCAAGGTTCTATTGCAAAGTGCAATAAACTATATTGTAGTAAATTATGCAAAAAAGAATATCTTAAAAAAAATGGTACAAGTAATTCTATAGAACTTGTGTGTAGATATTGCAAATGCACTTACTATAAGCCTGAATCACTTTCAAAAAACTCAAAATTCTGTAGTAGAGTTTGCCAAAATAGAAGTTATGCCAGTAGAAACAAGAAAGAAAAAAAGAACATTAATTGTAAAAACTGCAATAAAACTTTTATTGTTATAGAAAACTCTAAAAGAAAGTACTGCAGTCATGAATGTAGTCATGCTGGACAAAAAGGCAAGACAAAAATATTTACATGTGCAGTCTGCAAGGAAGAAAAGCACATACTTGAAAATGACAATAGGATGTATTGTGGTAGAAATTGCCAGTATAAGGCACAGTCTTTAGGTTTAATTAAGATTCCAACAAAAGGAAGATCAGGTTATAGAACTGATTTGCCTGATGATATGCGTTTTAAAAGTTCACTTGAAGCAGACTATGCAAGATTTTTAAAATATAAAAAAATAGACTTTAAATATGAAAGTAAGTGCTTTGAGCTTATTGACAAAGGTAAAATAAGAAGATATACACCAGACTTTTACATAGAAAAAGAAGGCTTATATGTTGAATTAAAAGCAGGTAGAAAAGACAAGAAATACTCTAAAAATTTAGAGTGCGTGCAATTAGTAAAAAATATTGGTTACAATATAAAAGTAATATACATGTCGGAATTTTATGACATGCTTAAGAAAGAAAAATTATATGAGGAGATTCCAAACATTGAAAGACGCAACTACAAAAAGTCAAGACACCTTATACGAAATTGAAGAAATTAATTTTGTTCACTATACTCGAGATATGATTGATATTGAAGTAGAAGGTGATCACACTTTCTATATTTCAGAAAATCCTGACGCTGATTTTGTTTTGACACATAATACAAGCTGGCCAGACATTGATACTGATGCAGGTGATAGAGATGAACTAATAAATGCTGCAAGAGAATTATATGGTAACGATGCTGTTATCCCAGTTTCAAACTTCAACACTCTTAAGCTTAAGTCTCTTGTCAAAGATATTGCAAAGTTTTATGATATTCCTTTTGACGAAGTCAATAAAGTCACAGGACCTTTACAAGAACAAGTCATGCAACTTGCTATGGATAAAAATCAAGAAAAGTCTGTATTTGTTTTAAAACATGAAGATTGTATGAAATATTCAGTTGAATATAATGAGTTTATGACAAAGTATCCAGAAGTTGCTGAACATGTTGAAACTCTGTTTATGCAAAACAGAGCTATTGGTAGACATGCTGGAGGTGTTATAATAGCAGATGCTGATAAGCTTGAACAATCAATGCCAATTGTTGGTGTTCGAGGTGAATTACAAACACCCTGGACTGAAGGTATGAACTTTAGAAATCTTGAAGATAATGGCTTTCTTAAGTTTGATTTCTTAGGATTAACACTGCTTAAAGATGTAGAAAATTGTATTTATCGTATTCTTAAAAAGAAGGGTAATGAAAATCCAACATTTTTAGATGCAAGATCTTTCTTTGACAAACATTTAAATTGTAGATACGTTAAACAAGATGATCTTAAAGTTTGGGAACACGTTTATAAAAATGGTAGATTTTGTGGAATATTTCAATTTACTGCTCCTGGCGCTAGAAATTTTGCAATAGAAGCTGAACCTGATTCTATTGAGGAATTGGCTGCGCTAACTGCGATTTATCGTCCGGGACCACTTAAAGCAAATGTCCATAAGAAATATGTTAAGGCTAAAAGAAATGTTGCAGACATCAAGTATGATCACCCTATCATTGAAAAGATACTAGGCCCAACATACAACTATGTAGTATTTCAGGAACAATTTATGTTATTGGCTCAAGAGCTAAGTGGCTTTAATCCTGGTGAAGCTGATAAACTTAGAAAAACATTAGTTAAAAAATCATTAGATACACTTCATTCTAAAGGATCAGAGAAAGCAATTGCTAGAGAAAAGTTTATAAAGGGTGCTAAAGAGTTGAACGACGTTCCCGAGCACATATCGTCTAAGTTATGGGCAGACATAGAAAACTTCGCGGTTTACGGCTTTAATAAAAGTTTACTGTTTAATACTTTAGTAGATACTTATGATTATAATGGAAATTATTTAGAAACAAAGGAGATTAAAGATGTTATTCCTGGGGTTTATGTTAAGTCAAGAGACGAAGAAACAAAAGAAGATATCTTTACACAAGTATTGGCAAATCATGATCATGGAGAAGTGCCAACTTTTAAGATTACATTGGAGGATGGACAAAGTGTTGAATGTACAATGCATCATAAGTTTAGAGTTGAAGATGGAAGGATGTTGCCGCTATGGTACATAATACAAGAAGATCTTTCGATTGTGTGTGTGGAAAAAGTTTTGCAAACAACTCCAGTTTAAATAGTCATCAAAAAAAATGTAATGTATTTTTAGAAAAGTCAACTGAGGGTATTGATTATATAGAGTGTAGAGTTTGTGGATATATTGGTAAAAATATTACATCTCATGTTAAAAAGCATCATTCTTTATCTAAAGCTGAGTATGAAGAAAAATATGGGTCTACTATATGTGAGAAAACAAGAGGTATATATGCTGTAAATGGTGATTGGATAACAAGAGCAAAAGAACGAGGTGATGATTTATCTGAATATTATGAGAAGTTAAGTGATAAAATATCAGAGGGTATTATGAAGTCTGACGCTGCTCGAGAAGCTAGAAGAAAGAATCTTTCTAGTTTGAACAAGACAAAAGAGTTTAGAGATAGATCATCAAAAACAGCTAAGAAAACATCAGAAAGAAAAGATATACAAAAAGAAAGATCAGAAAGGCTTGCTAGATGGAGGTTAAGTAATCCAGAAGAGTTTTATGAAAAATGTACATCTGTTATGCACAAGTCTTGGCAGTCAAAACCAGAAATTGATTTATTTAAAAAAGTAGACAGTATATTCCCTAATATGTTCAAAAGAAATCAAATTCTTAAAAGAACAGGTAAGTTTTTAACTACAAAAACAAATATTAGACAAATTGATATTATGTCGTTAGAAGATAAAATTATAATTGAGTTTGATGGTATACATCATTTTAAAGATGTTTTCAAGAAAAAAGGAAACTTGCAAGAAGTTAATAAAAAAGACAAAGAGTTAAATGAAGTTCTTGTTGAAGAGGGTTGGACTGTAATTAGAGTTTCTTATGATGAGTATGACTATAAAGACAATGGTACGTTTAATCAAGAAACATTAGATAAAGTAAGAAAAATAATAACAAATAAAACACGTGGTTTGTGGTTGTTTGGTAAGTCATACGTGTAAATTAATATTAAATATTATATTATAAAACAAAAAAGAAAGGTTGATAATGCCTCGTATTAAATCAATTGAATTTACTAATAAGCAGCAGACATTTGACTTGGAGGTTGCGCATCATGATCATCAATATTATTTAAGTAATGGGATTCTTCAATCAAACTCCCATGCTGTTGCTTATGCAATTGGTTCGTATTATGCTGCTTGGCTACACACACATTATGAGCCTGAATGGCTTGCTGCTATTTTACAGTCTGAAAATGGTAACCCTAAGGATATGTCAAAAGCAATATCAGAGATTAAATCTTTTGGATACGAAATTGCTGCTATAGACATTAATCATTCAGGTACAGAATGGGAATATTCAGAAGAGTTAAAAGCATTTGTTCCACCTTTGACATCACTTAAAGGTGTAGGAGATAAAGCTGTTGAAGAAGTATTTAGAAATCGCCCTTATAAAGATTTAAATAATTTGTTTTATGATGAAGAAGGTAAATGGAAACATTCAAAATTAAATAAAACAGCATTCGTTTCACTTGCAAAAATGGAATCATTTAAATCATTGGAAGAATTTAAAAGTGGAAAACTGAAACATCACAAGCAGCTTCATGATATGCTGATTGAAAATTATAATGACCTTAAAAAGGGTGAGTGGGGAATAACAAAGACAGCATATAAAAGAATGATTAAAAAAGGTGAGGTGCCTATTAAAATAGTAGATAGGTTATCAGATGAGTATGAGTTATTAGATGATTGGACAAGATCTGAGAAGATTAAAAATTATTTTGAGTTATCTAATGATGCATCTGATGATTTGTTATTTCCTCCTGAGTTATTGCAGAGGTTAAAAGATAAGTCTGTTAATTCTGTATTTGAGATAGAGAGTGGTAAAAAAGGAATTGGGTGGTTTACAGTAGTAGAAGTTATAAGAAAGACAACGAAGACTGGCAAGCCTTTTATGAGATGGAAATGTGTTGATTCTGATAATCGTAGTGGATGGTTAAGAGTGTGGGGAAATATAGATGATGATATAGAGTATGCGACTTGGATGTCTGAAGTTAAGAATGATGGTGGATGGGGAATGTCAACTAATTCAAGTAAAGTTAGAAAAATCAGTGCTTTTGATTAATACTTGAAGTATTATAAATGCTTTTCTGATATTATCATTTTATTTCCTTTAGATATAGTCTTATAGTAAGTATTTGATATAGCTTCTTAACAGAGCTTCATTTGTATTACTTGATAGTTTTGACAAATCATAAGTTCTATTAATAGCTGTTCTAACCCAATCTGCAGGATCTTGTGCTAGCTTTCTAATTATTTCACCTGAAGGGTCTATTTCTAATAAATCTTCACGATTAGCTATATTTCTTCTAACAAAACCAGCATCATCATTAGCTAACTTTCTAATTATTTCACCTGAAGGGTCTACTACTAATAAATCTTTATTTGCAGCTATATACCCTCTAACAGAATGACTTTCGTCTGTAGTTAGTTGTCTAATTAACTCACCTGTAGCGTCAACTTCTAGTAAATCATTACGATCTGCTATGTTAACTCTAACATCTTCGTTTTCATCTTTAGCTAGTTGTTTGATTAACTCACCTGAAGTGTCCATTTTCAATAAAGTTTTATTTGCAGCTATATCTTTTTTGTGACGTTTATCTTTTAATAGTTTTTTTATTAGCTTACCTGAAGCATCTAATTGTAATAAATTTTGATATTGTATAATATTATCACGTAAAAACCCACCTTTTTTGTAGAGCTTTTTAATTAATTTACCTGATGAGTCTATTTTTGAAAAATCATATTTTCTACATATTTTTCCTGCTATAGAAAAATCATCTAACCTTGTAATTAGCTGTCTAATTATCTCACCTGTAGGGTCAGCTTCTAACAAATCTTTGCGATTAGCTATTGCATTTATAACACTATCACTTTTATCTTGAGCTAGCTGTTTGATTATTTCACCTGAAGGGTCAGCTTCTATAAGATTACCAGATTCTGCTAAAGTACATTTAATATCAATATTATCTTCTTTGATTACTAATAATAATATCTCTTTTCTGTCTCTTGAATACTCTAATATTCCTTTTAATTCTTCAGAAAAATCTTCTAAATTGTCTTCATTCGCAGCTCTTAATATTTCATACTGCTCTAAATTTATCGACTCATAATAAGATTTATAATTTATTTCTAGTCTCTCAGGCTTTTCAACATCTTTAAATAAAGTATCAAACCTGTTGCTGATATAACTTTTAAACTCTTCTTCGCTAGTTGGTGTATTATTTCCGTCTACAGACGCTTGTCCTTCCATTAAGTTTACTTCGTTATTCTTCTTAGCAAAACTGATACATAACTTCCTATCAGGATCACTTATACTCATGTTCTTCTTTATACAATAATACATGTGCAAATTAAGTCTTCTATGGTAGTTTAAAAACATATTCCCACCTGAAACTACACTTGTACACCAATTCATCTTTCCAATTATTCTACCTACACCACCACTAACACTCTTATCGTACTCTAACTCACTGCCATTCCAGAATGATCTAGCTAGACTAATAGAGCCTTTAATCGTTTTAGGATAACATATGATCCAGTCAGAATCATTTATAATAACTTCAAAGTCTGGATTAACTGGCCCTTGTTTTAAGCAGTTGATATAAGCTTTAGACTTTAGAATCATTGAAGAAGAAGCATCAAAGAATTTGAGCATATCATCATAAGTAATTTTTTTATCTTTTAGATCTTTTAAGCTTAGACTAGCTCTATATCCGCCAGGGACATCTACTTTTGCTTCTTCTCCCTTGTTCCATTTAGAAGCTATAAGATCTTTATAGTTTTTGTACTGTGCTACAATGTCTTCGATAGAGTGATTTTGATCTGAGCTGTAAGTATTAATGATGACTTGTAAGAAGTTTTCATCTTTTATAAACTTATTATTTGGAGCTGCTTGTTTATTTAACTTTACTAGAGTATTATAATCATCTTCACCTATAACTTCTATGACTTCATTACGACTTATTTCTAATAATAAGTTGTTATTTATGAAATTATGCCATTCAGTTAATATGTCTTTAAATTTATTTCTGTTTAACATGCTCGTTTATTACCCTCTTTTACTTTTTTTTAAAGCTTGACTTCTTAATTGACGAAATAGTTCATAATTTGCAGCATCATTTCTATTAAGCAAGTTGGTATAGAATTCTATGTCTTCTTGATTATTACTATTCTCTGTATTTGAGATGTCGTTTTCTGGTCTTTCGTTGTTGTTATTTTCTGGACTTGCGTCATTATGATCAGCTACAACTTCTCGATAAGTGTCACTAAAAACTTCATCGCTTTCAGATAGTATATTTCTAATTAGTTTTCTTAGGCTAAATTCAGTTATAATCATGCTTAACTTCTCCTATTTCATTTTTATATATTTATATTTATTTGTGTAAATGTAATTATATATTTTTATAATAAATTTATAAATGCAATATTTATATATAATTTTTAGTACGCTCATGAAAGGAAATAACATTGAGCAAAAAGACAATATCATTAAATAAAATATTAAAATTTCAAGATATAAAAAACATTACTATGAGGGCTTTTAATATTACTTCGCAAGATTTTGATTTAAAGTATTACCCTGTTAAAAATGTCATTAAAAATTCAGGTCATAAAGGACATAGCGCTGGAGGCATTGGTAATAGTGGTAGAAAGTATGCTACACCGTCACTAAATGTATTATATAGTAAATGGTACGCTTCAAGAGACCCAAACTGGTTATATTCTCATCCTGAGTATTTTTGGGAAGGTTTAGCTTGTTCTTGGGAAGTTTCTGCGCCTAAAGCAGGTTCAAATATTGCTAAAGAGTTATTAAGCCCTAAGACAAATAAATACATACAAAGTCATCCTCACATGAACATTGAGTATATTGAGCCAATTGATACGTTTAATCTCGAATGGAATATATTTGATTGGGGCGCAGGTGTTGGACTAACTACACTTTTATTGTCCCAAAACTTTCCAAAGTCAACAATATACTATTCAGGTACACCATGTTCAGGCGAAGTAAAGTTTTTCAAAGAAGCTATCAATTATTTATCTGCTAAAGGATTTGACTTTAGTAACATTAAAATAATTTATTTAAAAGATCACGATTTATTGCCACCGCTTGATCTTTTAGTAGGGATTGAAATAGTTGAACATTTTACTCACCCTATGAAGTTCTTAGAACCTTTACTTGAAAAAGTAAAAATCGGTGGAATGTTTGCTCATTCTTCATATTGGAATTCAGAAAAGAAAATGCCAACTTTAGGACATTTTTTAGAATACAAATTTGATTCATTTAAAGGTTTTCTTTACAGCGACAAAGATATACATGAAGGAAAATCAAGTATTAATTTGCCTCATGGTTCGCCAGGAATAAGCGCAGCTTGGCACAAGTCTATGAAGAACAGAAAGTGGAAAAAGTTAAAGAATGATCCTTTCTTCCACAAACCTGTTTTCTGGCAAAAGACTATTGAAACTTTGAATTGCGTAAAATAATATTTTAAAAGGCTTATAATGAGATTCACAAACATATGTCTTGAAGGACCTGATTGTAGCGGTAAAACTACATTGTTTAACAACATACATAAAAAGACTAATTTCAAGTACAACATACAAGATAGAAGCTGTTTATCAATGTATGTATTTGCTTGTATGTATAATAGAGATACTAAGTTTTGGTATAACAAGCTTATGACAGACATTAAAAAGCTAGATACCTTATACGTTATTATGATGCCACCTTTAGAAGAAGTTATTAAAAGATTAAAAAAGCGTGGTGATAGTATTCATGATGAAAATAGTATAGTTGATGTATGGAATTCATTTAATAAGACATCTAAGACTTTATTTACAAAGGACTTTCCTAATGTTTTGTTTTTAAGTGGCAAAGATAAATTTGATAGCGTTGAAAAAGTTATTTATAGAATCGATTATTTAAATAAACTAAAAGGTTCTAAATTAATAAAAGATTTAGTTATTGAAAGCAAGAAAAACGAAATACTTAATATAAGTTGTATATCAGAAGTAAACAAAGAAGACTTAGACTACTCTGTATTTGATTTCGAAGAAGAAAAAGTTTATTATAACAAGATCATGAGCGGGTTTTTAAATAAAATATCTAAAGAGTTTATTGGATTAAATGAATGCAATAAACCACAAACTCATGAAAGTAGACGGTTTATATATACAGATGATAGTTGTATATCTATGATTCATTTGTTATTTAGAGACAATGAAATAGACTTTAATGTAACAATGAGATCTTCTAATGTCGTTAACACTTTATGGGCTGATTATGAATTTTTAAAAATTCTAGCTTATGAAGCGTCAGAAAAGTTAGAATTTAAATATATACCAGTTAAGTTAAGTTTAAACATTAGATCAGCGCATATTATCCCATAGGAGAATTGATGAACCCGCAATTTATTATTTATACAGGACCAATGTTCGGTTCTAAAACAACAAGACTTTTAGGAGACATTGATAGATTTTCTAGAAAAGGCAAGAATGTATTATCTTTTAAAGCAAAGAGAGATGTCAGGTATGAAAAAGACAAAATATGTTCACACAATGGAGGCTCTTGTTACGCATACTGTGTTAATACGAGCGAAGAGTTATACAGCATCTATGAAGAGATAAACAAATATGAAAAAGTTGATGTAATTGCTGTAGACGAAGCATTTATGATATCTGAGGTTGCGCCTGTTTTAATTTCTTTATATCAGAAAGGTATAACAGTAATAGCATCATCAATACAATTAGACGCAAACGAAAAACCTTTTGAGACAATAAGAGACATGTTGCCTTGGGCAACAAAAATAGAGATATGCTCTGCTGTTTGTTCAAAATGTGATCAAGATGCTTACTTTACTGAGGCTTTGTTTGATATACACAATGCAACGCAAGAAGAGAAGGTAGGCGCAGGAGCTATGTATGAGCCAAGATGCATGAAGCATTATACTAATTTTAAAAATTTTAGCTAATATTTAGTTATTACTATAGCTTTAAATTAGAAAGAAAATTAAAATGCCCAACAATTTTGACTATGAATTAGATAGCAGTCTAGATTTAGATATAAATGACGAAAAAAGAAAAGAAATTAGATCTTTTCTAACTACAGACATGTATATAACAAATGTAAAGGGTATAGACGTTTACGCTATATCAAACATGAATCCTGAGTTTGGTTCAAACGACAAAGAAAAACTAAAAAAAGAAAAGCTCATGCGAAGTTGTATTGATTGCATTCGTAGTTTAGATACGTTAATTTCAAAAAAAAGAATAAAACCAAAAATAGATGAATTGTTTAAAAATATACTCTTTGTTAAAGGTAGTTCTAAAAACAATATTGAAGTTAAAGCTGCAATTGACAACTACAATCCTATGAATAAAAGTTTAAATAAGTGGAAAGCTATATATATTCAATTTGATGATCTTATTATTGTTGACGTAGACGCTTTTATTAAAAAAGACATTTTAAATAGTCATAGCTTAGTAAACAGTCTTGTTCATGAAGTAGGTCACGCTGTTCATTTAAAATATATTACTAAAGGAAGCAAAGGGTACTATGACTTTGTATCTAGAAAGTTTATTGACCTTTTAAATGAATTAAAAAGAATACCTCAGAATTACATTTACAAGTCTAGTAATGCTGAAAAGAATAGAATAGAAGACTATTTCCTTGATGAGTGGGATGACATGTTAGATAGTATAGTAGCTTTAGCTAAAGATCCTACTAATAAGTCTAAGGCTATAGACTTTACAACTTATTTGAATGACTTGTTTGAAGAAAATCTTAAAAGCAAAAATACAGTCAAATCAATGATAGATACTTTGGTTACACTGCTATCGTCAAACGAAGTCTATTATGATAACAGTGAATTTAATAAAAGCTTTGGATCAATGCAAGCTGAGTTTGAGTCAATACCCACTGAAGATTTTGCTGAGACATTTAGAATGTTTATATTCCACGAAGACAAAATGAGTCAGTGGAATATAAATAGGTTGTTTAATACGTTTGAGAAATCAAAGGCTAGGGGTAGAACAATTATAGAAAACAGAGAAAGTGCGTCTAGTATTATAAAGAATTATATTTTACATTTTATAGAAGGAGTTAGATGAATAATAGACCAACATGGGATGAAGTTTGGATGAAAATGGCAGAGACAATTTCGTTAAGGAGTCATCACCCAGAGTGGAAAGTAGGATCGCTTATCGTATCAACAGATAATACACAAGTTCTTTCTTTAGGGTATAATGGCAATGCTGCTGGAATGTCAAACGTACCTCAATCTACACAGCCTGGTGAAAGCGGTTTGTTACATGCAGAGATAAATGCTTTGTTAAAGCTTGATTATAACAATCCAAAAGATAAAATTATGTATTTAACATTAAGCCCTTGTGAAAACTGTGCAAAAGCAATTGTAAATAGTAAAATTAAAAGTGTTGTATATAAAACAAAGTATAGATGTGATAGAGGTATTAAAATTTTATTGGGAGCAGGAATAGAAGTTATACAGTACCATAAATAAAATTAAATTAAATTAAATTGTATTATCATTTATAATTAGATATAAATCATAATTATATAAAAAATAGCAGGGAAATAAAGTAATGCAGTTTAATTTATCTGAATTAATATATGAATCTAGCAATAAAGATGTTCATAAAGTTTTTGAAAACAATAAAATAGGTGATGTTACTGATCCTACTCAAGATAATGAGCAAGTAACTTTTAATGAGTTAAGACCAAAGCTTGCAAAAATTGCTGATTGGTTAGAGAAAAAAGTTGGTAGTAGTGAAGATATAAACAAAGAGCTTGAGTCTTTTATATCTTCTTTAGACAATCCAGGAATTGAAGACATTAAAAGTGATGGTGTTTTTAATAGAACTTTATTGAATAGACTAACTGCTATAGACATTACTGGGACTAACTTTAATATAAACCCAGTAAACGTTAAAAAAGGAGCAGATCAAGAATCAGGTGCTACTTCTATAGATGTTAATGCTTATAAAAATGGAGCGCAGATAATTCCTTTTTTATTGGAGGTTGATGGTCCATCTGCTGGTGTTGGTGAATCTTTTTATGTTTTGTTGATGCCTCTTATTGGTAGCGTTTTAAAAGAAAAAAACAAGAAATTGCACAGTGCTGTTTTTGACATTGAAATACCTGTGGGTGAAGATAACAAAGTAATTTGGACTAGTATTAAAAAGATTCCTGTTTTGATGTTGAATTCCGTGGAGGAGCTTGAAGAGTTAAAGGTTGCAACTAGATTAATTGGTGATCAAAGTCTTACTAAGTTTAAGAAGTATTCTATTAAGCTGAATCAGAGAAGAACACAACGTCCTTCAGAGACAAGTTCTTCAAAGACAAACGATTCGTTTAATCGAAAAGGTACGATTATTCATGAGCAATATGATCTATCAGATGCTTTTCTTATTACAGAACATATAAGCCCAAGTAAATTCATGCAAGCATGTATAAGAAAAATAAAAAGAAAATATTTCGATAGAAATAATCCAAAGTCATTTGACATTGAAAAAATTAAAATAATATTTAATAAAGAGTATACGAATTTATTAAAAAATGCAAAAGATAAAAAAAATATTAAAAACACTTTAAAAGCTTCAAAAGGATTAATATCAAGAGATTTTAAAGAAGGCGAAAGAAAAACAAAAATAGAACAAGCTTTTAATCAGTTTTTTGAAGAAAAATTTCCTGAAAGTACTGTTAGTGATAAAGATACTATCAATCAAGATAGTGAAGAGTCTAAACCAGATGCTGCTGGAAATTTAGAATCTACCCCTATTGAGACTGATGCGGGTGATATTGTTTTAATTACAACTACTCCTGCTGAAGAAGAAGCTGCTACTGAAGAAGAAGCTGCTACTGAAGAAGCTGCTGCTACTGAAGAAGAAGCCGCTACTGAAGAAGCTGCTGCTACTGAAGAAGAGGCTCCGGCTGAAGAAGAGGCACCGGCTGAAGAAGAAGTAGAAGAAGAAGTAGAAGAAGTAGAAGAAGAAAAAGAAGGGTATGTTTTAGCAAGTCTGTTAGGTGAAGACACTAATGATGATAATACTTATAGCGATGATCAGCATAAACGAAATATTGGTATAGCTGAATTAAATAAACTAGATAAAGATGTTGATAATGATGTAGATGATCCACTGGTTCTTTTTAAATTTGCGCTTGAAGATATAGTTGTTAAATTAATTAATATTTCTAAAGAACCAGATAAAAAAGAAAAAATTGAAAGGGTATTGGGTAGTGGCTGGAATAAAATAGCGAAAGAGTTTATAAAGAGTCATGGTGATCCTAGTAGTAAAGAAGATATTGATGCTATAGCAGATATAGCTGAGTCTGATCCTAAAGCTGACGCTGAAACTGATCCTAAAGCTGACGCTGAAACTGATCCTAATGAGGATTCTGAATCTACTTCTATTGAATCCGAATATCAACCACCACTTCTTAATGTTCCAGACTTTTCATGGGATAATACTGATAGCGCTAATGAAGATTTATTAAATCTTCATGACTTAATAAGTAATAATACAATTTCTCCGCTAACTCCTACACCAACTATTAGCAATGAAGAATTTTCTAGACAAGATCCTGTAACACATATTGAAGAGATTGTATCAAGTAATGAAGAAACAAAGAAATATTATGATGATGCTGATGTTAAAGAAAGAGCAGTTGTTAGAAATGGTTTATTAGCTAAGCAAACATTATCACAAATGATTCAAGCAACAAATCTAGCTATAGATAAAGCAATCGCATCATTACCTACAAAAATTGGCGGAGTTGATATTTCAAAATCTATAACCAAAGCAGATGAAAAAAGTATTGAAAACTTTGATGGCATTGTAGATTATAATAAAAATGTAAGGGAAGAAATTATTGCTGCTTTAAAAGGTTCAACTGATTTTAAAAATTCTGAATATGTTACTCAAGAATTATATAATGTAAAGGCAAAAAAAGAAAAAGCTACAGCTAAGAAAGCTACAGCTAAGAAAGCTACAGCTAAGAAATCTACTACTAGCACATTATCCAGTTCAAAAAATTATTTTTATACTATGCCGCTTTCAGGTTTGTTATTTGAGAGTAGTGGCACAAATATTAATGCAGCTGCTATGTCAATTGCTGATATTATACAGTTAGCAACAGTAAACGCACAAATAGAGATTCAAAATATTCATAATAAACATCAATTAAAAATGCAAGAAGAAGATGAAAAAGTTTTAAGAACAAGACAAGAAAAAGCTTATCAAATTAGTAGAATAACACAATATAGTAACTACACTTATCTTAAAAGAAGAATAGACAATACAATTTTCACTATTATTAATCAACTAGAAAAAGCAATAATAGATCAGAAATTATCTACTCTACAAGCAAGAGACGCAAATTATTACCGAGATAGAACTGCTGGTGTTGAAGATATGGATAATGAGCATAGAGATAAAGCATTAGCTGCTATATATGCTACAAAAACTGCAGCAGCAGGATTAGGTACTGTAGGAGTTGCCACAGGAGGTGCTGCAGTTCTTGTAGGAACAGCATCAGGTATTGCTGGAACAGCTGGCGCTGTTGCTCTTGGAGGTCTAGTGGTAGCAGGAGCTGTATTTTCATTACCAGTAATTGGATTAGCAGGATACACGTTTTATCAAAAAAATAAAAGAGAAATAAAAAAACAAGAAAATAAAAGAAAACGTGATAGACTTATACAAGCACAAGAAGACGCAAATGCTGCGCAAAGAGAAGAATTAGATATTGATAGACTAAAAGTAGATCATAAACGAACTATTATGTGTCTCAACGAGATTTTAAAAGAAGTTTGTACAAGAATAGAAGTTATTAGGAATAATCCTGTATTTAAAGAGTATATTGGCTTTGATGAAGATTCACCTGCTTATTTGCAACTAGGAGCAGCTGATACAGTTAAAAGACAAACTGTGGATCCAGATTCTAGTGTTAGAAACCAGAGACTTCAAGCTAATTTTAATATTATATATAAAAAACCATTATCAGTTTTATTATTTGAAGACACAGACAATAATTCTAAAGTTAGTGATACTATTAATTATAGCGACATAAAACCAATTATTGAAAAGCATATACCTGATTTGATTAAAGCTGATAGAAACAATATGATTCCTGTACTTATTGAGCAGTTTATAGATACAATTACTGGATGTGGTGATTCAATAAAAGGTTTGCCTGCACCTAAGAGCGTTAAAAGTATAGTAAGCGATTATATTCCAAGAGATGTTCAACGTGGCAAACCAATGTTACAAGCGCCATCAGGAATACCAGCAATGATTGGTGCACCAACATCAGCAGATCAAGAATGTAGTGTTATGCAAGTGCTAAACATATTGAATAATGCTGGAAGAAGAGACTTAATGATATCTTTCTTAAGTAGTTTATCAAGTCAAGATAAAGAATATTACAAACCGGGAGATAGCTTTTCTGGTGTAATGGAAAACATGTCAAGCGATGATGAATTAGATAGCTCTGTTAAAAAAGAAATATTAAATGATAGTGAAGCTAATGAAATTATTAATACAGTTAGAGAAGATTTATTTAATATTTCTCAAGAAAACTTTGACAAGTTATTAAAGTTAGAGGGTATATTTGGTAACTTAGATAGCCAATTAAAGAAAATAAAAAGCACATTATCTTCTTTTGGAATTGAATTGAAAGAAGACATTAAAAACAATTTACTAGAAGAAACAAAGAGAGAAGATGTATTAAATAGTATATGTAATATAGACAGTGATAGCAAAGAATTAAGTTTAGACTTTATATTTAACTACTTAAGTAGAATATTAGCTATAGAAATTAAAATTGATTTCAAAGAAGATGAAGATAAAGTTTTAAACAATTCTGATATTTTGTCATTAATAAGATTTAATTCATCAGTTAAATTATTAGAAAAGATTGATGAAACAAATAAAAAGAAAATTAAAAAGTATAAGAAAGAATCTGAAGTTCATAAAAGAATTTTTAAAGCTGTGGCAAAAAAGATAAAAGAATCAGAAAACGAAAAATTGAAGAAAATTACTTCTAAAGGAAGTGAATTAAAGCTAGAGAATGATTATATTTATGCTAGTGGTATTAAACAATTATTAAAACAAAGAAGAGTTATATATGAACAATAAAAAGTTAACAGAGCTTGTAAACATTTCAGGAGGATCTGGTATTATAGGCGTTGGTACTACAGCTTTAAAAAACTTTTTATCTTTAACTGGAATGGTATTGAATATTGTAAACTATATTATAAGTTCTTTAATATCAGTTTTATACGGAGATTTTAGTAAAGTTAACAGTAACTTTGAGTCAAGAAACAAGTCGCTTGTTGACTCTATTGATAGTAATATTCAAAAAGCAGGTGTAACTGATGAGGTTAAAGTTTTTACTTTTTTACAGTCACCTAATCTTTATATAATAGATAAAGTTGCAACTGCAGAAAATATTAAAAAAATACCAGGTGTTGAGGCAATAGGTGGAATAGCAAATTTTGCTGCAAAAGCAATTTTAAAAAATGGAAAATTTGCTGGAGATAAAAACAAAAAAGGATTCGTTACGTTTTATCCTTATAGAAGTGCTGAAGAACAAAAAAAGTTAGGTAAGTTAGATGAAGAAGGAAAAAATAACTTAAATGCATGGTTATCTTCACAAGCTGTTAATGATCCTGAAATGCTTAAGTTGTTGAATATTGTTATGACTAAACCTCAAAGTAAAATTTCTAAAAAATTTAACAGCTTAATGAATGTTGGAAATTATAGTGAAATAGGTCAACTTCTTGCAGACTTGAAAAGCAAGACTAAGCTGACTCAAACTGATGAGAGTAAATTTAGTATAAAAAATGTATTATTAGAAAACAATTCTAATGAATTAAAAGGTAAGAAATTTGTAGAATTTATAGAAGGACTTCTAGAGGAAGTAATAAAAATAAACGATATAAGCGAAGATAAAACTATAAAAGAAATAAATGACTTCAAAGAATTACAAAAAGAAATAAAAGAAAAGTTAATAGAAGAAATTGTTTTTTACAAGTATGTTGAATGTATAAATGGCGTTAATATTACTTTGTTAAATAATGTAAAGAGTTTTATTTCTAATAAAGATCATAGATTTGAAGTAAAAAACATAGATAATTTAGATAATTTTTTTAAAAATCTTAAAGGTAGCTCAAGTTTTTCAAATCAAACAAAAAAATCAATTTCTTCAGTATCAAAAATGAAAGAATCATTTGATAAAATAAATAGTATTAGTAACAATAAAGAAAAAGTAAAAGTAATAATATCATTATTAGATAATATTGTTGAATATGAAAATATTTTTAATGATGTAAAAAAACCTACTTCTACAAAAAATAAAGATACATATAAAGAATTAATGCTATCTTCACCAGAACTTGTTAAATTAAATAAAGAATCAAAAAACTTATTAACTGCAATTAAAGGATATAATAGTTTTGAAGAAATTAAAAAAGTCAATAATATTCTAAAAAAACAAATTTTAAGTAAAATAGAAAAAACTGAAGAAAACTATTACAATGATAAAGATATTATTAACGAAGTATATTTATGTAGTATTGAAAAATTTATGTTTGAAAACAAACTAGAAAGAAAGATTTGAAAATATGAATATCTTAAATGAAAAAATGATGATAAAGATATTATCAGAATCATATAATAAAAGATTAAACTTTTTTTTAGAAAACAAAGAAAGTAATCTTTCTAAAATAGATCTTAAATTAGTGGGTATTGGAACAAAAGTAACTCATAAGCCAACTGGTCTTGTTTATTCTGCAGGTGATCCACCAATAGTTTCTCAAGGTGAAAAAAGATTTTTAAATTTAATATTACCTGACAGTCCTAGAAAAGGTCTTGAGAAACCTCAATCTAGTCAAAATCTTGTGCTTGATGATAGTAATCCAGGAAATCTTATAAAACCAGATAACAATAAAAATAAAAGCTTTAAAAGTATAGAATCAAAATCAGAATATATATTAGTTGATATTAATGATAAAGATGAACTATCCCAATACGAGATTTAAAAGGTATAAAAATGAATTTAGAAAAATTAATTAAAGACGCTGTAGATCAAACTTTACTTGAAAAAGGATTGAATATACATAAGTCAGAAAAAAATGAAACAGATGCTAAGCAGTATAATTCAAATGTTATCTCTGAGGCATATGTTACACAAGCTGGCAAGTTTGATTTAAAAACAGAATTGCTATCACAAAAAACAAAAAAAGCGCATCAAGAATTGTTAGAAGGATATGTTAAAGAACTTAATACAATATCTTCTAAGCTCGATGGCGTAGATAAATCTGCAGCTAATTTAAATAATTCACAGTTTAGATCTTTAAAAATTGATGAAACTTATAATTTAAATGCAGCATTTTTACATGGTTTATACTTTCAAAACATTTCAGACTTAAGCAGTCAAGTAACTGTTGATTCTTTAACTTACATGAAATTAGCTAGAGACTTTGGGACATTTGATAGATGGCAAGAAGACTTTATCGCTTGCGGTTTATCAGCTAGAAATGGTTGGGTTGTTACAATGTATAGTACTCAACTTAGAAGATATATAAATACAGTTATTGATTTACATAGTCAAAATGTTATGATAGGTATGCAACCAATTATAGTTGTTGACTGTTGGGAACATAGTTACTATAGAGACTATTTAAAAGATAGAAAAACTTATTTATATGGTATGATGAAAGAATTAAACTGGTCTGTTATAGAAGAAAGAATTAAAATTTCTGAAAAGATTCACAAAGTATTAGGGTAAAGTTATGTCAAAAAGATTTATAGAAAATGTATCACTAATTTTAGAAAAAAAAAGTAATCCTACTTTAAGAATTCTCTTAGAAGAAGATGAAGAAAAAAAGCCTGACGCTTTTGACATGGGGCCTGATGGCGATGATATTGATAAAGAACCTGTAGATTCAGAAGAAGATGTAGATTCAGAAGAAGATGTAGATTCAGAAGAAGATGTAGATTCAGAAGAAGATGTAGATCCAGAAGAAGATGTAGATCCAGAAGAAGATAACAGAGAATTAATTAATCAAGACCTGAAAGCTACAGCTCAAAAAATAGCTAATATAAAGGACGCTGCGCTAGACTTTACATATAATGTTGAAAGCGATAACAGTAATAATATTAAAAACTATTTTGAGAAAAAATTAAAACTTGAGTTTAATAATAGAGTATCATACAATAGTTTATCTATTAATGACTTTTTATTTGAAGAAACTTCTGTTAAAGACATGGAAGCTGCGTTATCAGGAGCAAAAGAAGCAATAGAGTCTGGTCAAGAATTTATACAATTAGCGAGTAATAACAATATTTCTATTGATCAATATCTTTCAATATCAAAAGATGCTTTTGTTAATTTTGATAATTTATTCCAAAAAGAAAATTTTATTATACAAACAGTAGCAGACTTATTAAAATCAAGAGCACCTGTAAATGCAAAAAAATATTTTGATGAGTTTATTGATAAGTTTGAAAATTATTTATCAGCAAGTAAAGGTATTGAGATAGATAGAAGTTATTTGAGCAATATTAACTTTAAAACTGCAGCAGGTGGTAAAGCATCAGGATAATAATGAAGCAAAGCAAAAAACAAAAAAAACAAGTTACAAAAATACTAAATAATAAAACTATACATTTTGTTTTACCCGGTGAAATTCATAGAAAGCTTAGAGCTTTATTGTTTCTTAAAGAATCGTCAATGCAAGCATTCTTTAAATTAATGTCTGAAAAGTTTATTGAAGGCGATCCATATATTATGGACATTCTAGAAAAAAGAATTTCAGATATAAAAAATAAAAAACTAGACAACTTAAGAGAAATAAACGAGAAAGATCTGTACAATGCTATTGAAGAAAATTCGCCACTTAAAAAAGATGATTGACTATAAAAGCTACGTAGAAAAAGTTATTAGCTATGTAGAAAAAGATTATAATAGTAAAATACAAGAGTTTAAAAACGATATCAACATTATCAAGCAAGACAATGAAAATAAAAATAAAAAAATTAGTGATCTTAATGAAAAAATAGGCTTCTATGAGAGGGAAACAAAAGCATTAACAGACGATGTAATTCTTCTGTCAACTGCAATAAAAGATATATATTATTCTGTTGAAGGATTAGTTATATCCATTGAAAGTAATAATTTTGATCTTGAAGAGCTAGATGAAGATGAAAAGAAAAAAGTATTTCACTAATTAGTTGCATATTTAATTTAAATTAAATATTTAGTATAAAGATATATTTTCATAGAGGTTGTTATGATAAGTAATAATAGAAAAAAATTATTAATGCTCGCTGAGTCTTTACTGTTTGAGCACTCAATAAACGAATGGTCTAGATCAGATTATAATGGTAGAAAGTTTCCAAACTATACAATGTATGATAGACCAGCTGATAAAATTGATGGTAATAATCATTATGAGCCAAGTTATGAAGAGAAATTTGAATTACCACTAGCACCATCAGACATCATGTCAGATCATATTACTACACTAACAGTTAGTCATGAAGAGCTAAGCGATAAAAACTATGTCCCTAAGAACAATATAGAACTTATGAGGGCAATAAATTCTATAATGAAAAGTAAAGACATGACTCAAAAACAGATAGAAAAAATTTGGAATATAAATAAAAAAATATTAAGTAAGGTATAATACTAACAATGAAAAATACAAGTCTAAAAAGAAGGATTAAAAAGCTTCTAGAAAACAAAAATACTGAATTTAAAAGAAAATATTTTATGTTATCTTCTCTATCACTTAACGAGTCCATAGAGAATAGCGATATTTTTTCTAAGTCAAAGTGTTATTTGGACAATCTTTTAAATTCAAACGGAACTTACCCAAGTGAAGATTCTATAGTTAACTTATATAAAGAGTCTTTAATCAAAGACAACTTTAGTAAAAAAGATATTAATAACAACATAGAATACATTAAAAACTTTTCTAGTCTTTTGTATGCTAATAAAAACTTAGTTGAGTCAATAATTGACGATGAACTTTCTTCAATTATGATGAACAATAAAAGATTAGACATGAAACTAAAAGATGTAATGATAGAGTCTTTCTGCAGAAAAACAAGTCTTTTCCTAGAATCAGAAAATCTTGATGGTTACAAAGAAGATGAAGGTGAAGATCTAGGACTGGAAAGTATAGAAGATGAGGGAAAAGAAGAGTCTGACGTTTTGAAAAAAAGTGCTGTTGATAGACTCCTTAGAGAATATGATTTCTTATTCAAAGTAGAAAAAGTACCTTATATAAGAAGTAAATTAAAGTTTTTTATTCCTGTAGAATCTACACAAGAGTTTATAGACAAAATAATTCCTATAACAGATAAACTTGCTATTATAAAAAAATACGATTTAATTGTGAATAAAAAAGCTAGTATTAAAGATTTAAGAAAACTAGAGATAATATTCCATATAGACTACTTTTTAAATATAAAACAAGAGCTGGTAAAGAATGATGAGTTAAATAAGTTAACAGATGATATTAGAGAAAAGACCACAAAAGGTTTATCAGCATTTTGGCAAAGTCAGATAGGGACAAATTTAGACTCAAGTACATTAAAAAGCATAAAAAACTTTCAAGCTACATCTTCTTATATTGATCCTACTATAAAACAAAAATTAAAAGCTATAAGAAAAGCAATGATAAACAAAGGTATATTTTCAAAAAACAATATAGACTTAAGTAGCATATTAGAAAAAGATTTATTTGCTTTACTTGAAGCATGTTTATCAAAAGATGATAGCAAGTTTTACATGAAAACTAAAAAAGTAGATATGGGTTTAGAATACTTAGATGATGATGAAAAAATAAAAACGATAGAAGATAAAGCTGGATACAGTATTGTAAGTCAAATAAAAAGAGATTTAGACATTGTTTATCCAATTGGTGAGTCTAAAGAAGACAATGATGAAATGTCTGATGATGACTATTTAGAGTATCTATATGATTTAGAGAGTGAAGAATCTGAAAAATCTGCTGAAGATGCTTTAGACAAAGAAGAATACGGTGATAGGTATCTTACTTCTAGTGAAGCTGAGTTGGCTGAACCTGATAGTGAGTTCTACGAAGACAAAAAAAGCGTCTATAAAAAAGAGAAATTTAAGAAAAAAGATAGCTCAGGCGAGTTTATCAAAAATGAAAAAACAGGAAAAGATAAAGTTTTTGTACGGGATGCCATTGATCAGCATGGTGATAAAATTGTTGTAGGCTATAAAACTATTTACAACGAAGACGGTGAGCCTATTGGTAAGTTTGAGTTTGAAGAAAAAGAGTCGATAGATCTATCAAAATATTTCAAAGGAACAAAAAAAGAAAGAAGAAAGTCTCATATTGATGAGCTTATAGACATGTCAACTTCTCCTGCTGAAATGGAGAAAGCTTTGAATAAGTATAGTAATATTGATCCTAATAAGAGATTTAGCTATGACAAGCTTGCTGATTTATCTCATGGAAGATTTACTAATCATTCTGGTGTAAGGCAAGAAATAAACAAGACTTGGTTTAAAGCGCTGTTTTTCAATGCTTCTCACAATAAAAAAGGTGAAATTTACAATGAACTTTTAAGAAAGTTTGTAGAAGTTTTGCAAAAGAAAGACTTGTTTAGAAATGTTGGAGGTGTTAAGCAAGCTGTTTCTCAAAGTTTATCAAAAAAAGATATAGATGACAAAGGTAAAACTTTGACAAAAGATGCAATATCAGCATACTTTACTAAAGACTTAAAAACAGTTGCATCTTCAAGCGACATTGTTGATAGCTATGACATTGAAAGATATTTTTCTGGAGAATTAAGAGAAGAAGGACAATATGACGATGAGAGTAAAGTTAAAAATGATATATTAGATGAATTACTTAACAGTAATGGACTATTTAGACATTTTTCTACCTCTTTGATGAAGGATTTTTATAATAAAGAAATATGGTCTAATTTAGAGTTAGAATTAGCCCACGCAGTTGTTGAATATTTCCAAAAAAGCTTTCCAAACAATAACATTGGTACTTCTTTATCTCCAGGTGAAAAGTCTGATAAAGTTAAAAAAGAAGAAGGCAAGATTTTATTTAACCCAATAATATACTGGGTCATGAAAAGAACAGCTGTAAACAAGAGAGATTCAGGAGAATTCAACATAGAACAAGACACGAAATTTAGAGCTGATAAATTTAAAAAAGGATTCACAGCTTCTATTGAAAAGCATAATAATGCAATAAACAATTTCAATTCAAACAATCTAGATAAACCAGCAGTTTCAACTTTAAACTTTAATGAAATTGAATTTGACAAATTAATTAAAGATATGTCAAGCGACACAGGAATAATTGGTAGTGTTTATTCCAGAAAAAGAAAGCTTGATGACAAAACTTATGACCAATTTTTTAAATGGTTAAATAAGAAGTCTGACGTTGTTTTATCTAATTATATAAATACTTCTTTAGTCACTAGCTTTTATCACAAAGAGGGCTTTATACTAGACAGAATCAAGAGTCCGAATGGTACTGATGAGATTGTATTAGTTAAGAAAGACAGCCCTAATGAGCTTCATCTTTTATCTAAGGATGAAGAATCAATGTTGGCTTCAATATCTAAAGACTTGAAAGATATTCCTGAAATTGACATGGAATCATATAAAGAGTGGGCTGAAGAAAGATATAGTAATAAAATGTCTGATTCACAAAGAAATAACTGGATTGATAATGCAGATGAAGTAGTTTACTATGATACAATTGAAGGATTGGTTTATGATAATTCTGAAATCGTAGACGTTTCTGATGATCTTATGAATGTTGTATTAATACTAAACCCTGACTCTGATAGTCCGATTAAAAGAAACGTAAGCGTTTTATATTGTACAGAGATTAAATAAGGATATGACATGATGTTACAAGAAGTAATGTGTAATTATTTTAATAGTATAAATGAAAACAGTAATTTGATACCTATTCTTAATAATCAAATTCAAAACCCTATTTTACCTAAAAATTCATCTTGGGACATAAAAGACAGACGATTAATTAGAGAATACTCGTTTGAGTCTAGAAAATTAAAAGAAGCATTTGTAATAGAGATGTTAAAATATATAAGAGACTCAAGTTGTGACATTCAAGTTACATTCAGAGAGAACAAAGTTAAAGTAATAATTAAAGCGCTTTCATCATCTGTGTCAACTCTTGAAATTGAATGTCAGAAAGACATTAAAAAAATAAAAAAAGACGTTTCTTATTACTTCGCAAGCAAAGAGTAAAAATGATTAACAATATACTGCAGAAAGAAATCAACAAATCTAATAATACTATTTACGCTAGTATCGGCTTGCTTGACTCAATAGAACAAAGTCAAACGAATTCTTTGCTATGTTGTCTTATTGGTGAAAGTGTAAGCTTAGAAGCTGCTGTCTTATCTTTTGGTAAATCTAAAAACAAAATAAGTATTAAACTATTAGTAGATTCAAAAAAGTTATCTGACATTATTTCTATTAACTTTGACAAAATAGAAATAATGTCAAAATCTGGTATTTTAGAAACGAAAGAATTATCTTTAAACAACATGTCTTATAAAATTAAACATCATATAGATGATATTTATATATTAAAGATGAAATTAAAGTCTAAGGAGAGCTAAAATGAAATTTGATTTCGATAAATTCGTAGTTGACATTGAAGAAAGAAATAAAGAAATCGTTAAAAAAAGAAGTCATAATAAAAATGAAATTGAGTTAGATCAAGCTAGAAGGCTACGATCTAAAAGATATCACGAAAGATGGCAAAACTGTATTACATGGGAGCGTAGGTAATGAGTGACTTTAATATTCTTAATTTGTTTGACAAGTTTATTAATGAACAAAACAACACTGAAGAAGAGCAAATCATACAAAATAGCGTTGAAAACAATATTGAAGATGACCCTAGAAATCTTAAAGCTCCATCTAAAAAGCGTAATAAAAAAACAATAAATCAAGATGCGAATAAAAAAACTGAAGAAGAAGAATTAGTTGCAAATAATAAAGAATATAGTGATGATGAAGTATATGATGACTCGCCGCCTATTGCAATAAATATTGTTGACTCATTTACTTTTAAAAAATTAATTGATGCTCTAAACATGTTTAGAGCATCACACTCTCTTACAGATACTGAAATAATGGTTGAATTAGAAAATTATTATGATAGGCTAGACAAGAGAGAAAAGTCTATATTATATGTATTCATAAAAGGTCTAACACAGGTTACTTCGTTTGATGCAAAAGGTAAGTCAGCAAACATACCTACAGACTTTGGATTAAAAGTAGAAAAAAAAGGCTCAACATCAAGTGAAAAAATAAAGTCAAAGAAAAGAAAAATCAAAGCTAGTATAGAATCTGATGATGTTGACAATATGAGTCCTATAATAGTAGGTGAAGGAAACCAGCAAAAAAAAGAATTTATATATAAAGTTTTACAAGAGAATAGATGATAGAAAGCACGCACATTTTCAAGAGTAATAAAGTTAATTCTATATCAAAACTTTTAATTACTATAAAACATGTGTTAATGTTAATGAATAAAAAAGGATATTACGAAAAATTATCTGGAACTAAAGTATACTGCTCTTATAATAATACAATAAATTCTTTTGAAGTAGATAATGAAAATAAACTAGAAGATGTAAGTGATAATATAAAAGAGACGCTATTAGACTCATTAAATAGTATAAAAGAAAAATATATATATAGAAATAAAAACAAAAAACTCACATTCATTATTAATAAAGAAGAAATATTTTATATAGGAATGTTTTATAACAAAAACAATAAGTATCATGTATATGATATTAGCTTTAATCATATACAAGAAATAGCAAGTCTATCAAAAAAAATAAAAATAAATAAAAAAAGAAAAATTAAGACTCATTATAAAAAAGTTTATGATGATTTTATAAAACACATAGAAAAAAAAGAGATATCAATAGAGACATTCAAAGGAAAAAAAACATTAAAGATTAAAGATCTTCTTTCAGACAAAAAAGTCAATATATATAAAAAAATTGTGTATAAAAATAAAAAAAAATATTATAATTCTATAGAATTATATACAATGATTGTTGAAAA